TTATTATAATTCTTGTGTTTGTTATTATAATTCTTGTGTTTGTTATTATAATTCTTGTGTTTGTTATTATAATTCTTGTGTTTGTTATTATAATTCTTGTGTTTGTTATTATAATTCTTGTGTGGGTTATTATAATTGGTAATTTTATTCTAAATATGATAATAAATGTTCTTTTTTTAGTTCATCTAATGTCCATATTTCATATCTTCCATTTGGTAAAGGTCTTTTTATTTTATACGGAATCATATTTAATTTTAATTCTTCTTCAGCAATTTTATCATAACTTAAACTTTGATAATTTTTAATCATTGGTTTTGCACCTAGAGTTAATTGTTTTGTTCTTTCACCTAAAATTCTAACCATTTCATATTTTGTTAATCTATTAGGTGAAATTCGTTTACTTGGTTCTACTATTTTCTCTATTATTTCTTGTTTAATATCATTATCATTAATTTCAAAAAAATCATTATCATCTTCAATTATTTTTTCAACTAAACATTCAGGTTGTTCACCTTCTTCGCCTTCTTCTACAAAATCAACTTCAGACTCATCATCATCAACTTCAATTTCTTCATCTTCATATACAGATTCAACATTTTCAGATTCAACTTCATATTCGTCATCTGAATCTTCTTTAGTTTTCTTTGGTTTTTTAGTTTTAGTCATATATTTATATTATAATAGATTTTTAAATAATATTATCAATTTTTTTAATTAAATAAAATACACTTAAATAAAATACACTTAAATAAAATACACTTCATTATTAATAGTTTTAAATTTTTTTATTGGATTTTTTAAAACTGATTTAAATATATTTAAATCAGTTATTATAATATCATTAATTTCTATTATTATATCACCAACTGGATAATCAGTAAATTTTAGTTTTGAATAATTTATGTCTGATAAATAAATTGTAAATAAGTTTTTATAATCTCCAATTCTTTCGTAAATTTTTATTTTTTGTACTATTGTTAAATCTAAAGTTTTAAAATTTTCATAATGATAATTTGATACTATTGATATAATTAATCCATTATTTTCATAATAATATGGATCAGTTAAACCATAATAATAATCGGGTAAATTAGTAATAATATTTTTAAATGTTATTTTAGTTAAAAAGTAATTTTTTCTTTTTATTGAATAATATTTTATATTAATTGTATCTCCTTCAATAAACCATAAATGTAAATCACATAATTCTATTTTTTCAGGAAAAAATTCAAATTTTAAATACCCGTCATTATTTATTATAGAATTATCAATCGATGTAATAATGTCACCTATTTCAATACCAGACTTTTTAAATGGTGATAAATCATGAACTTTTATTAGAATAACACCATCTAAATTAAAATATTCTTTTTGTTTTATTTTTTGGTATTTAAATAATAAGTTTGGTTTTAAATTTATTTTTTGTAATTTATTATTATTTAATTTCCAATATATTAAAAATCTAAAAATTGGTATTGAAAAACCTACGTTGGATGCATCACCAATCATTTTAGATTGATTTACACCTATATATTTATTTCCATCTAATATTGGACCTCCTGAATTGCCACTATTTAGTGGTGAATCAGTTTGTATTACAGAATCTTGATAACCAGAAATTATACCTTTAGTAATTATAACAGTTTTTGAACTATATGGAAATCCAACAGTTAAGACTTCTGAGTTTTCTTTAGTTGTTTTTATTTTATAGTCTAATATATTATAATCTTTAAAATCATTAACAAATTCTAAAACAGCAAGATCATCATCTGGAAAAATATATTTAACATGTGCTGATTTTTCAATTTCATTTAACTTAATTTTAATATTTAAGGAATTATCAATTACATGATAACATGTTAATATTTCATTTTTACTTATTAAAAATCCAGTTCCGGATGATTGTATATTTTTAAAAATATTCAATGGATGATTTAAATCAATTTCTGTTTTTTGAACTATTATTTGCACTATAGAATTTTCAATTTTATTCATTAAAATTAATTAGATAAATTATTTTATAAGAAATAAAATATAAAAATATATTTTCTAAATTTAGTTAATGAATAATTTAGAAAATATTTTAAGTATAAAAACATTTTTAGAAGCAGTTGTGATAGGTTTAATAACATTTATAATCGGTAAAATTGCATTTAATATAACAATAAATAAAAGTAATAATAAAGACGAAGAACATAAAGTTCCGTATGGCTTAGATTTGACATTTTTTGTTACAGGTTTTTTACTTCATTTATTCATTGAAATTATTGGATTAAACAAATGGTATTGTGATAAAAAATGTATTTCAGGTATCTCTAATCTGTCTAAATTATAAATTTTCATGATTTGTTTTTATTTTTTTTGACTCTACATGTTGTAAATCAATATCTTGATCATCATCAGTATCAATATCATTTTTAATTTCTGATATTAGTGTTCCATCAATTGAATCAGACATTAAATTTTCTATCATATTTTTATCTGCATTTTTAGATTCAAATTTTATATCATGAATAATTTGACTGTGTAGTATATTTAGTTTTGTTAAAAATCTTTTTAAATTTTTAATTTGATTTGTATGAAAATATTCCAAATAATTAGTATATAAATCAATATTTTCTTTTATCATTATTAAATCAAATTTATAAGTATTAACAAAGTTATTTAAATTTAAACCTGCTTCATTTGAAACTTGATAATTTTTATATTTCAATTCTTTTGATAAATAATAATTTGATAATTCATTTATAATTGATAATAATAATTCATGTAAATTTACTATTTTTTCAGAATCATATTCTTTAAATGGTTCTAAATCTTTATATACACCTATATTATTTTCTACATTTAATATATCCAATAATTTTTGTTCTCTATAATTTTTTTTTACATATGTTGATATAATTTTAAACAATTTATAGTACTCGCAATAAATTCTATTATTTAATAGTAAATTAAATTGTTTCATATGTTTTACTTCAACATCTATTAATCTTCTCTGAAAAAATAATGAATCTAAACCAAAAGTGTAATTATTATCATTATTTGCTTTATGTAAATTAAAATAAATGTCTTTTAGTTTTAAGATTTTTAATTCAAGATTTTCAAAATTTGTGTAAATTTCTTTTCTCATATTTAAAATAATATTAAAATTATTTTTTAGTATATTAATTTTTGAATTCATTTAATCTAAATTAGAAAAAAAATCTTATTAAATATAATGGAAAATACTGAAAGTAATAGTGGTGAACTATTAGCTGATAGTGGTGAAGATATTCAATGGACAGTTGAACATGAAGAAATATTAGTTGATTGGGCTGATAAAGCAATGTGTTATGGAAGACTTCATACTAAATCAAATCAATATTATTCTTATCTTAATAAATGGTTTACAATACCAGTTATTATTATGTCTATCATCACAGGTGTAGGCAATTTTGCTTTTCAAAAATATCCTCCTGATATTCAAATATTAGGAGCTAATGTTATTGGAGGTATAAATATTTTAGGAGGAATAATTTCTACAATTGGACAATCACTAAAAGTAGCTGAACTTAATGAAGGACATCGTGTTAGTGCAATTTCATGGGATAAATTTTATCGTAATATTAAAGTTGAATTGGCTAAACATCCAGATGAGCGTATGGGACCAAAACATATGTTAAAAGTTTATAAAGAAGAATTTGATAGACTTATGGAAATTAGTCCTCCAATTAGAGAAAAGACTATAGAAGAATTTAAAAAAAATTTTAGTAATATAAAAGATATTGAAAAATTTAACAAATTTAAAGAATTAAAAAAACCTGAAATATGTGATGAACTTATTAGTACAAATGATTTTAGACATAAATGGTATAAAGAATCAAATATTGAAAATGTTGAATTAACTAAAAAGAAAAGAAATATTGAAAATAAAGAAGCAATATTTATAAATTTTAAATTACAATTCCAACAATTTAATAATCGTGAACCACTTGACCATGAAATTATTGATAATTTAAAAGATAAAATTGAACTAAAATACTTACAGACTTTTATTGATAAATATAAAATTAACAATTTTGAAGGAGTCCTTTAATTATTTGCCAAAAATATCTGAACCTAATGATGGATTACCTGTACATAATACTATTGATGAACCATAAAATATATTTTTATAATTTAAATAATCATTATAATTCCAATCGGTTGCTCTAAAAAAGCCATATTTTTTAAAAAATACTAGTAAATTTATTGCACCTTTTAATGTAACTATATATGCTAATGAACAAGGATTAACTGTATTATTTAATATACAAATATTATCATTATATTTTTTTCCTAATTTTTCTAAATCATTTGTTTTTGTTAAATCCCATGCAACAAAATGTTCGTATGATGCAAATTCATGAAAACCTATATTTACTATTTCTGCATCTATTGGTATTGAATTCATAACTCTATTTAAATATGTTAAAAAATTATCTCTAAAAATTACATCATCCTGACAAATAATTATATAGTTATAACGTTTTTCAACCATTTCTTTTAAAATATAAAAATGACTTAGTTGATTTCCCATTATTTTATTTTCAAATGGTTTACCTCTGTAATCAACATTTTTAAATAAAATAATTTCATCATCTTCAAAATTATATGTTAATCCATCTAATGCTTCAAATCTTTTAATTTTATGTTTTGGTATATTTGCTTTTAAACACTCATTTAAAAAATGATCATTACGATCAGGTCTTCTTTTTAAATTTATATAATATAACTTATCAATTTTATCCATTAATATTTTAAAATATAAATCTTTAAATATAATATATTATAATGAATTTGTGTAATTTTGACTTTCTTATCATAATAATTATTGTTTTTATTTCAATTTTTATTTATGATAAAATTAAAAGTTTTAATAAAGAAAACTTTCAATCAACAAATGCTGCATATCAAGCTGATGTTGAAGCAATTAGAAATTTATCAAGTATTGCACAACAATTAACATTAAATAATAAATTAAGTTTACCTGGTGGTTTAAGTATTACAAATGACTTATTAGTTGGAGGAGAATTAAGTGTTAAAACTGGTGATCCTGGGAAACAAGTTAAAATAGGTTCTTCTCAGATTAAATTTAGAGGTGATGGTATTGTTCATTATGGTTTAACTAATGATAAAGATGGTAAATTCAAAATATCTAATCTAAGTGGAACAGCGGATGTAGGTTCTGGTTGGGTTAATGATTGTGTAGTTATTGATTCAAAAGGTAATATTCAATTAGGTGGTGATGTATTGGAATCGTTAAGTGTTACTCGTTTTAGTGATGAAGGAGGAAAACTATCAATTAAAAATTCAAAAAAAAATGGTATAGTTGGAAAAACTAATGAGTGGGCTATTTGGAATATGACAGGAGGAGTTTATGGTGATAAATTAGCATTTTGGAGATATAACGGCGATGGTGCTAATAAAGGTCCTGTACTAGAGTTATATGATAATGGTGTTGTTAATGTTAATGGGGAATTTTATGTTAATAATGTAAAAAGATTTTAAATAAAAACTTATTTTTTAATATAGAATAACATATATGCATTTTTAAACTGTTTTTGTTTTATTAATTCTGGTTCACATGCATCATTAAATATATACCATTTATTATCAAATCTATTTTTTACTGCTGATACGTAATGTCCTACATCTAAAGATTTATGTAATAACTCTTCATGAATATTAACACCAATTAATTCATATTTACAATTATTTTTAAAAGGTGAATTTTCATCATAATAATCATTTAAATTTAATTCATTAATTGGATATTCTATTTGATTTGTTATCTTAGCTACTTGCTGACCATATTCATTCATTTTAAATCTCTTCAAATGAATAATAAGTATTTTTGGTGTTTTCCATAATTTTGTTTTTCTTGTGCTTTTATTTTTAATTCCACAAAAATCACAATTAGCTTTATTATCTTTATCAAATTTTTCATCTTTAAATGTATAATTCATACATTCTGTTAATGTATATTTTTCTTTATTATTTTCTAATGGTATATCTAAACTTAATGTTATAAAATTTTCAAATGATGGTGCGTGTGAATTACAATATTCACATACTATATTTGATGTTATAGAACCAATAAATAGTTCTCTAATTATTGAAAATTCATTTTTATTTCTATCTAAACCACATATTTGGTATATATCAGATGATGTTATTTTTTCATTTTCAATATTTAAAAAATCTTTTCTTCCTGGTATAAAATCAATTTTATTCCCTAATTCTTCTTCTAATTGTGTTATCATAAATATTAAAAATTCTTGCGAATCTTGTTGTGCTATCTCACCCCACATTGGATTCTTTTTTGCTAAAAGTTTTTTAAATGTTGTAGGTGTAATATTAATATTGTCGTTTTCATAACTTAATTTTATTATTCTGTATAATTCATATACAACTAATTTTGATAGTTCTACACCTTTATTACGAATATCATCTAAAAATCCTTCTAATACTATATAATCAGAAAAATAAGGTATTTGTTGTATTATATGTAATATTGAATTTATATAACAAGATATACCATTATCATTCTTAAATTTTGAAATTCCTATTTCTATTGACATATTTGAAGGATTAATTAATTATATGTTAATATTATCAATTTTTTCTAATTAAATTTAATGAAAATAAACTTTCAAGAAATTTTAAATATTAAAAATAATGATCAACTTAAAAAATTTAATATTAATGAACCAATATTTTTTAATAATTATTTATTTCATTATTTAATAATATTTAACAAATTAGATATTTTAAAGTTAAATAAATTTCCAATTTATAAAGAAAATGATGAAGGTATGAATGGATTTTTTTTAGCAGCTAAATATGATAATATTGATATATTAAAATATCTTATTGAAACATATCCTGATTACATTTATAATAAAAATGATAAAAATGAATTGTTTATAAATTATTTAAATCCAGATTTAATAATGGAGCTTTTAGATTATAAGTTAGAATGGAAAAGATTATTTTTACAAAAAATTTCATCAGAAATTATAATTTATGACTTGTTATTATCTGAATGTAAATTTAATGATATCTTAAAAATATTAAAAATATATAAACCTAACGATTGTCATCTTAATGCTTTAATTATTAATGAAAATATATCATCTGATAATATAATTACAATTTTAAAAATGTTTGATCCATCTATTTATAATTTAAGAGATAGTGAAGATATAAATATTTTGTTTTCTGCTATTACTAGAAATGATATAAAACTAATTAAATTTTTATTAGATAGTGGTATCGAATCAAATTATTTTACAATGGTAAACACCTATTCACCATTAATGTTTACATATTTTAATAATAATTTAAAAATAACCAAAATAGTTTGGGATTATATTAAAAATAATTTTGATTATTCTGCAACAACAAAATCAAATGAAAATATTGCACATTTTTTGCTTAAAAATAGTTATCTTGATCCTTTATCATTAGAAATATTATCTAATTGTAATTCCTATGTTTGGCATCAACATAATGTTAATAAAGTAACACCATTACATTTATTAACTAAATTAAATTTTGAAAATTATCATAAAATAATAAAAGATCAAGAAATAAATTTAAATGTTATTGGACCTAATAATAAAATTTTAAAAGATTATTTAAAAGAAATTAATGCAGAAAATTGGATGCAATATTTATCAACAAAAAAAGAATATAAAGAATTAAATGATGTTTTAATTGAAAAATATGAATATTCGCATGGTAATTTGTTTCAATCAAAATTTAAAGATATTTCAATGATTATTTTAACTCTTAAAAATAAATATGTTAATTTATACCTACCAAATATTGATGATGTTTCACTAAAAAATTTAAATGCTTCTGATAATATTACAATTACATGGCCTGATTCTATATTTGATTTTTCACCAATTTTCCCATGGATTATTTGCTATGAATCTGAAGATAAATATTGGATACACAAAAACTTGAATAATTTAATAAATTCTACCAGAAGAGAAAAGACCCATGATTTTGGTTTTGTTTATTTATCATTAACTGTAAACAATATTGGATTACATGCAAATATTTTAATTTATGATTTTAACAGAATGACTATAGAAAGATTTGATCCATATGGTGATACTGTATATTTTGATAAAAAATTAGATGAAATTTTGGAAGAAGAATTAACCTGGAATACTGGTTTTAAATATTTAAAACCATCTGACTATATGCCTGTTTCTGGATTTCAAACAATATCAGATGAACTAAATCCACTAAATCAAAAATCTGGTGATTTTGGAGGATTTTGTTTAGCTTGGTGTACATGGTATTTAGAACATCGTATTAAAAACTCTAAAATTGATCAAAAAGATCTTGTTAAAAAATTAATAAAAAAAATGTCTTCTATGGATATAAGTTTTATGGAATATATTAGAAATTATGCTAATAAATTAAATGAAGAGAGAGTTCTCAATTTAATAAAAGCAGGTATTGATGAGAAAAAAATATCAAATACAATAATTGATAATAAAACAAATAATACATTAAATAAATTTTTAATTACTCAGTTTTCTAAAACTTAATTACTAATAATAAGTTTGCATAGTAATCAATTAATTCTTAATTTTCAAAACTTAATTACTAATAATAAGTTTGCATAGTAATCAATTTATTTCTTAATTTTTAAAACTTAATTACTAATAATAAGTTTGCATAGTAATCAATTTATTTCTTAATTTTCAAAACATAATTCTTAATGATTCGTTATTATTTAGATTCATCGTCACTAGACCAGTATTTATAATTTTCATCAAGTAATGGAGGTTCATCATCTTCAATTAAATCTTCTTCTTTTGGCTGTAATAATTTCCAAGTTTTATTAAAAATAAAATTTTTAATATAAGGATTAATAAATAATTTTAACAAAATTATTTATTAACGTTTCAAGAATTAAATCTTTGAAATTATAACTCATATCATTAATACAATTAAAAAAAGCTTTTTTATTTTTTGGATCATGGAATAAAAAATTAAAAATTTTTTATTAAAAAGTAGATTTATATTTTTAATTTACACCTTTGCACATTTAAAACGCCCAACACTATAATAAAAAAATATTTAAAAAATAAACTGTAATAAATATTATATAAATGACTTGTGGATTTATTTACAAAATACAATTCCCTAATGGAAAACATTATATTGGTATAACGATTACTTCATTGCAACAGCGAGGAAAAGAACATAAACAATGTGCAAAAAGTGGCGATATAAAATGTCTTTATAATGCTCTAAGAAAATATAAAATTGTAGATACATTTGAACTTATAGAAATAGATACAGCAGATACATTAGAAGAATTATGTGAAAAGGAAATTAGGTATATTGCAGAGTATAATTCATATTATATGAATGGAAATGGATATAATATGACGTATGGCGGAGAAGGAACTAATGGTTATGTTTTTACAGAAGAGGATAACTTAAAAAATAGCAAAAGAATGAAACAATATTATAAAGAACATCCAGAAAAAAAACAACAGATTAGCGAGGCATTGAAAAAATATAATGAAAATAATCCTGGCGCAAGACAACAAATTCAGGAAAAAAGAAAAAAAACACTTGAAGAGAACCCAGAAATAATGTTGCAAATGATTGAAACAAGGAAAAAAACACTTGAAGAAAACCCAGAAATAATGCTACAACAGACCGAAAAAAGGAAAAAAACACTTGAAGAAAATCCAGAAATAATGGTGAAAATGAGCGAAAAAAGGAAAAAAACACTTGAAGAGAACCCAGAAATAATGTTACAACAGAGCGAAACAAGGAAAGCCCTCTTTAAAAAACCAGAATTTATGCAAAAACATATCGAAGGACAGAAAAAAAGATTTGAGAAACCGGAAGAAAGAGAACGATACAGTAAAAATTCAAAAAAACAATTTGAAGACCCAAAACAAAGACAAAAACAGAGTGAAATTAAGAAGCAATTTTATATAGACAATCCAGAAGCAATCGTAAGAAATCGCGAAGCGCAAAAAAACCGTTCACCAGAATGGATAAAAAAAAAATATGACACGATGGGAAAAAACAACCCATTTGATGTATTTACAAAAGATGGGACATTTATAAAAACTTTTACTTATCAATTTGAAGCAAAAGAATATTTACAAAAAGAATATAATATTACATCAAAAATTGAGATAGGTAAAGTTTTAGCAGGGAACGCAAAAAGTTCTGGTGGTTTTATATTTAAATATAAATAAATTTCTCATTTAAAATGGGCGTTTTAAATGTGCAAAGGTGTAAAAATATAAATCTTCATGGAATTTATTTTGGTTTTCTAATATTTCTTTCATCTTATTTTGATATTCTGATGGTATTTTTTCACGAAAATAATCATCAAACTCTGCTAATATAGATATACTATTTAAAAATTTTAATGAGCTTTCAAGTACTTCATTAATAAAATCTATTTTATTAACTTTTTCAGGTTTTTGTGTTTCATGATTAATTCTAGTAAAATGCTTACCTTCGAGTGTAGTTGTACAAAAAGAATGATTTTCAGGTATATTTTTATTGAAATTTAAGTTTTTAATACAAGTAATAGGCATATTATTACCTGTACTTAATATTTTTAGTATATCGTTAAATGGAACTGAATCAATTTTCTCACATCCCAATTGGTTTATTACTATATTAATATGTTTGGTGTCTATTGTTCCATTATTTATATTATTTATTAAATTATTATTTATATTATTAATTTGTTTATTATGTTTTTTATCATTTATTTTTATAATTTGTTTTAATTTATTATTTTCTTCTTGTAATTGAATAAATTTATCATTTTTACATTTTTGTTCATGGGACCATCTTGAATTTTTATTAGTATATATTTTATTACAAAAACGACAGTTATATTGTTTCTCATCAAACTTTATCGGACTTTTTACGGACTCGTCGGGCTTTTTCAAACAGCTATTATTATGAAATTTTTTGTTGTGTATCCATAGGCTTTGGTATGAGCTATAATTCTTATTACAATTGTTACATCTATATTCCATAAAACTTATTTATTATATATATTGATTAAGATATTTTATGTTTACATGATTTTTAAAAAGTTATATAAGTTATATAACTTTTTAAATACATTTTTTTTTATTTAATTAGATTTAATATTATTAAACAAATATATAATCATAAAAATTTTATAATAAATAAAAAAAATAATTAAATATCCCAAATATCATCGAGTTTTAATTCTTCACCTTGTGGTTCTTCTGAATAATCGAATATATCAGATTCATCAACCGTAACAGATTGTTTAGGCTTACCAATATGATTTAAATCATATAACTTTTGAACTTCTGCTTCACTATATTTATGATTTATAAAATATTGATTCTTTGAAATACCAGGTTGAATTACAATATAATCTTTGACTTTAATTATTTCTTTATTTGGTCCTGCACTAAAACTGCGTAGAGCTGATGCTTGAACTTCAATGTTTTCATTAAAAATATGAACATTAAAACGACAACTACCTAATGCTCCAGTAATTACGCCAATCATTTCACCTTCATTCTCATTTGGAATTTTTAAATCATTACTAATAAAAATACGTTTTCCTCCTTTACTATGTTTTTTAATATGTGTATCTCCTTTTCCCATATATGTAATATATAGTAACCTATATTTTTTTTTTTCAATTTTTTTATATTATATTGTAATGACTGATTATAAAAATAAATATATTAAATACAAAAATAAATATATAAATTTAAAAGGTGGTAAAATACCATTTTATAATCCTAATTCTGAAGAACTTAATGAAACACATATTTTTCCTACAGAAAATAATATAATATTTGATGTAAACCATTTTATATATACGAGAAAACCACTAAATAATTCATTAAATTTTAAAGATATTTTTAATTTTCAAGAAAATAAAATAATTATTAATGAAGAAAATATAATACCATTCCATACATTATTTTTACAGTTCAATTTTAATATAATTGAAAATTTTAAAAATTTATGTGAAATGTCAAAATTATCAAATACGGAAAAAAAAAGTGTAATAAATAAATTTATGGAACATTTTGTTTTTTCTAAAGATGGAAGATATATTGGCGTATCAGCAAAACCAAATCAATTAACAAAATATATTTATATAAATAAAATACTTGAATATTTAAGAATTATTTATAATACAGATATAAATATTAAAGATCAATTATTAGTATTATATGATTTGAATGAACAAAAATTAATTGATTTATATGATATGTTTGATGTGTATAATGATTATACAAATAGAAATATAAATATTGATGAATATAAATCAATAATTTTAGAAAATAAGAATAAAAATGAAATTGATCTAATTATTGGAAAAGAAATAGAATATATTGAATCTTTTAGAAAATTTATTAATATTATCGATAATGATATGGACAACTCACTAAATAATTTTCTTAAAATTAAACCCTCATTATTATTTTTTTCATGTTACCTAAGTGAAAGACTTAAAAATAATTGTTTAACAATTGGAAGAATATCATCAAAATTATTTTGTATTAGTACGTATGATTATGTATTAAATCTTATTGGTAATAATAATACACTTCCTGAACCAATAGAAAACGATACAATAAAAAATTTATATAACTTTTCACTTTTACCAAATGTCTACAATTATGGTAAGAGTGTTTATGATGGTAATTCATATGCTGACTGTGTAGAAACAGGTTTATTACATTTAATAAGATGTTTGATTTATAATACAGAAACACAAAATTATGATCTTTCATTATTAGAAAATATAAAACATAAAATTGATAATGTAGAATCTACAATAAATCAAACAATTAATATTGAATTACTCAATTTATTACAAAGACTTACATTACAAAATGAAAACAGTGATGAAATAAAAAATGTATTTTCAAATATTGTTTCTGATATTGAAGATGCACAAAAAGCAAACATTTATAAACAAGGAAACTATGAAATTAAATCTTCACAAACTAATTTTGATTTTATGATTAAAAAATTATTAGGAATTGATAAAATACAAAAAATTAAATCTGAAAATATTAAAATAAAAAAATCAGATAGATCTTATGAAATTAAATACGCAAATGTAGCAAGTAGTATAATTATTACTGTGATAATAGGTCATACATCTGTTGATTATAATACAAATTATAAGAAAAATTTATCAAATTATATTTATAAAGACTTAATAATATTATTAACAGATAAATATTATGTACATGATAAAATACATTTTAATATTGAAGAATATTTAATATATGAAAACCATATATTAAGTTTACATTTAAAATTTATGTTATTAAATAAAAATTTGTATTTTATTGGTGATGGAATAAAAACAACAGATTTAGTTACAATAATAATTAAAAATTCAAAAGTTATATTACCATTCTTTAGTAAAGCTTCTGCAAATTTTACAGAACAAGAAATAATATTTATTATATTAGAAAGTCAATTAATAAAATATATTTTTTATAAAATAGTTGAGTTATCTGGTATTCCAGAATATATCAAAATTTTTTCAATATTGTTTAATGAATATAAAGATGTTATAATAAATAATAATTATTATGACTTTATTGATCAGGAATATGATATAAAAATTCCTAGTAATACTAATAACTATACAATAAAAAATTTAGCAGAAAATCTCATTAACAAACAAAAATTTGATGAAATAATTAATAAAGATCTTGTTATTAGAACATTATTTTAAGCACCAAAATTTTTTTCTTTGACTCCATTCCATCTTCATCAATTCTTTAAACTTAACAAAATCCATATCTGAATCGGGTTCATATTGTTGAATTTCATTATTATCATCCAAGTAATCAAAATAATCATAATGACGTTGATTTTCATTATCATACATATAACATTGAATTGTTATGCATGTTTCTTTATTTGTTTCCAAATTTTTTAATTGATGAATTTGATTTAATGTTGGACTTATCCAAGTTATATCATCTTTTATAAAATTTGCATTTCCAAATGGTTTATCAGCACCTAAATATGCAAATAAACTAACATTAATTGTTCCGTTTAAAACACGGATAATTGCATGAGCTTCTGCATGATTATGTATAGGAGAATAATGACCAACCGGCCAAATTTCCATAACATATGGTACTCCTGGTGATTCTCCGTTATTTTGTCCTATTGTAATTCTTAAATAAGTTTCTAATATATTTGGTTTGTCTTTATTAAATTCACGGCTTTTTTCTTGTAACTTTTCATAACACCATTTTCCTGGTGTTTTTATACTGTATTCAATTGCTTTTGAAAAATCTGGAAAATCTTTATCATTTAATATAAATTTTTTTCCTGCAATGCTATTATATAAAATTTGACTTGTTGGTGATAATGATGCATATGGTATAAATAAATTTTGTGCAATATCATTCATTGTTAGTTCATCAGTATTCTTAACGTATAGTGGTACTGAATTTGTAATTGGATCTCTTAATAATTTTATTGGTTCAATATTTTGTAAATCATAAATATTTACTAATTTTTCCATTTTTTTTTTCATGTCTATAAAATTAGACATAAATGTTTGTGTTTCTATTCTTGGTTCTCCAATTCCAAATTGTATTTTCTCATTTTGTGAATCTATACTCAACCAAAAATACTCACCATCAATATCTTTTAGAATTTTATTATAATTAATCTCATTTTGTGAATCTAAACTCAACCAAAAATATTCTTTATTATTATCTATTACTTTTTTATTATCTATTACTTTTTTATTAAGAAGTTGATTTGTTTGATTAAGAAGTTGATTTGTTTGATTAATAACTTCATTTGTTTTATTAAGAAGTTCATCTGTTTTGTTATTTGATTGATTATTATTTTTACTATCAGTTATATCAATTTGATTATTACTTTCTTTTATATTTATTTGATTATTATTTATATTTATTAAAAGTTCGAATGTATTATCTTTATTACCAATTTTAAAAGTTAATTCATCATCTTTTTTTTTATATTTAAAAATAAAAACACCTTGACCATGAACAAGCAATTTTATTGAATTTTTGTTTTTTATTTTTAATGATTTTGGTAAACTATTTTTTTTATTTGTAATTGTCATATAAATATAAAAAAAATATATCTTTAATTATTTATTCTTCAAGGGTATAAATAATTTTTCAAGGGTATAAATAATTCTTCAAGGGTATAAATTAATAATTCTTAATAAGAATAATAATTTTATAATATTAATTATATGGAAAAAATTTTAATTACTGGAACAGGACGTTGTGGTACAACCTTTTTAATCAAATTATTTAGTTTTTTAGATTTTAATACAGGATACACTAAAGAAAATTATAAATTAAGCATTTATTCTAATTGTAATTCTGGTATGGAAAGAAAATATAATGATAATTATTATATATTAAAAAATCCAAGTTTTATGAGTGATATAGAACAAATTTTAAAAGATACATCTGTAATAATAAAAAGTGTTGTAATACCTATACGTAACTTAAAAGATTCAGCTAAATCACGAATAAAACATATGCATAAAAATGGTGGATTGTGGAATGCCAAAGATGAATTATCACAAATAAAATATTATAAAGATATTATAACAAATTATATATATATCAGCACCAAATATGATATTGATACAATATTTCTAGATTTTGATAAAATGATAAATGATAAGAAATATTTATTTAATAAGTTAAAAAAAATTTTAGATGAAAAAAATATTGATTTTGACACATATTCAAATATATATGATGAAGTTTCATTAACTTCCAAACCTTAATTTTTTAAATATATAAGAGTCAAATAATTATCTATAAATTTTGTGTTGATATTTTAACTATTTTTTGTAAAATTTTAAATAATTAAGCAGAACAGTTTTCACAAACTGAATGTTCTTCAGTAAGAGCTTTAACTTTATTTAAAATATTATTATCAACAGTAACCTTAGTAGCTTCTTTTGCAGGTTTACTCCTTAAATAATAAATACCAGTTTTAAGACCATTTTTCCAAGCCCAAAAATGTGATGAATGTAATTTTTGAAAATCAGGTACTGGCATAAATATATTCATACTTTGGGTTTGATCAACAAATGGTCCTCTTGCAACTGCATTTTTTAATGTCCAAATTTGTTTAATTTCCCAAATGGTTTGAAATAATCTTCTAATTTTTGATGGAATTTCATTAAAATTACTAATTGAACCATTATTTGCAATAATCATTTGTTTCATCTCATTTGACCATAAATTTAAATCATAAAGTTCATCAATTAAATATTTATTAACTAATGGAAAATCACCAGCTAATGTTCTTCTTGTATAAATATTATTTGTGAAAAATTCAAAGCATTCATTATTTCCAAGAATTTGACTTGTTGATGCAGTTGGCATTAAGGCAGTGACTAATGAATTTCTTACACCATATTTTTTAATTGATTCAGTTAATTCTTCCCATCTTTCTTTATACATTAATTCATTTCTATCAATATTCCACAAATCAAATTGGAATTTACCTTCACTAATTGGTGAGCCTTTAAATGTTGAATATGGACCTTCATTATTTTCTTTGGCTAAATCATGTGAAGCAGTAATAGCAGCTAAATATATAGTTTCCATCATTTTTTTATTAAATTCTATAGATTCATCAGAGTCATAAGGTATTTTTAATAAAACTAATGCATCAGCTAAACCTTGAATTCCTAAACCGATTGGTCTATGTCTCATATTAGATAATTCAGCTTCAGGAACAGGATAATAATTAATATCAATAATTTTATTTAAATTTTTGGTTGCAATATAAGCAGTATCATATAATTTATCATAACTAAATGTTCCTTTAACATATTCAAATAAATCATCATATCCACCAATCTGTTTATCATTATGATAAATTTGTGGATACGTATTGGCATTACTGGGTAATTTATTTTTAATTTCTAAATATTTAATACCTTTATTAGTTAAAAATGTTTTTGCATAAGTACAATATTTACAGTTATCTTTACTATAGATAACCCATTCATCATCTTTATTAAAAATAAATGGTTCAATAAATTTATTAATAGCAATTGATGCCAAATTACATACGGCATATTCTTTATCATCAGAGTATTCAACAATTTCATTACATAAATTTGATGATTTAATTACACCTATATTTTTTTGGTTTGATTTTTTATTAACAGAATCTTTGAAGGTTATATAAGGTGTACCAGTTTCAACTTGTGATTCTAAAATTAATTGCCAAATATCACGAGCTTTAACTTTTTCTTTAAATTTATTTTCTTTAACATATGACCAATATAAATCTTCATATTCATTACCATATACATCAGATAATCCTTTACAAGTATCCGGACACATTAAATACCAATCATCATTATTTTCAACTTGTTTCATAAACAAGTCAGAAATCCATAGAGCAGTAAATAAGTCTCTAGCTCTTTCAGTTTCGGCTCCAGTATTTTTACGAAGCTCTAAGAAAGCTTTTATATCTGGATGATGAGGTTCCAAATAAAAAGCTATTGATCCTTTACGCTTTCCACCATTATGTACCAAACCGGCTTGTGTTAAGTAATTATGATTATTTTTAATTTCTAAATCATAAACATTAGTTTCAATTTCTTCTTCAGTAATATCTTTAATTCTTGTGTATAATACATTATCAAATTCAAAATATTTTAAAAAGTCACCATTTTCAACACATAAAAGTTCTGTAATTTTTTTAGCTTTAGGAATTCTTAATACCCAAGTTAATTTTGTTGTTTGAATATTTTTATAACTACTAATATTTCCAATTCTATCTCTTTCATATCCAGAACATAATATGCCCATTCTTAACAATATAAATTTAACACCATCAATAACATTTTGTGATGACATTTCTAAAGTTATTTCTTTATTAATACAACCATCTGTATCTAAAATTCCTTTAAGAACAAATTTAACTTTTTCTTCAGGTAAGTTTAACATCATAGAATCAAAACATTTTTCATCATTCTCATCATATATTTGAGATCTAACAAATTTGAATTTACTAGTAGGCGTCCATCTAATTTGATGAGTGGTTTCAGTTTTATTTTCCCAATAATTAATTCCATGTTGTTTTAAATATTCAATAGTAAAATTAATAGGACCTTGTTTTTTATATCCTAATGTAATACCTGCTTCATTTTTATTTTTACATATATGTCTATCACCTAACATTAAACCATACATATAACAATCAGTTTCATCTATTTCTTCATTATCTTTGAAATATGTTGGAATAGGAAAACCAATTATATCATCTCTTGTAATATTAGATGCATCAATCCATTCAGGAACAGCAATTCTATTTTTAAGTCTGTTTTTAATAACATCAAAATTAGTTCCAATTTTTTGATTTTTAACAACAAAAAAAGGATGATTAGGTGTAACTTTAATACTCTCATAATCATTACTGATTGTAAAATTTAAAACTTTACCTTTGTATGAATCACAATAAACTCTTTTAACTTTTTGTAAAGTTCCATCATTTGTATAAACTTTGTTACCTGGTTTTATTTTTTCGATAGGTATTAAACCATGTTTTGTATAAATTTTTGTTGTTCCAACAAAACATTGATCGATGTAACGTGCTATTTCATTATATACTTTTAACATTGGTATGATGCCGCTTGATGGTCCATTAGTTCCTCTAATTAAAGAATCTTTAGCTCTTATATTAGATATATGAATACCAATACCACCACCCCATTTACTAATTTTAGAAACATCCGACCATGTCTTGGTTATACCTTCTAACGTATCATCAGAACCAACTAAAAAACATGAACTTAATTGTGATCGTTTGTTTCCAGAATTAAATAATGTTGGTGATGCATGTGTATAATATCCTAATGACATAATATCATAAGTTTTTTTTGTTAATTCCAAATTACCTTTATTTATAAATGATGCAACCCTCATAATCATATCTTGTGGTCTTTCAATAATTTTATTACCAATTTTAATAAGATATGCTCTTTCTAATGTTTTAAAACCAAAATAATCATAAATATAATCTCTAGAATAATCAATCATTGAATTAATTTCATTTTTATTTTCATTAATCCAATTTAACCAATCTGAATCTAAAATATTTAACTCTTCTTGAGTTAAATTTTCTTTTTCAACAAATGTATCAAATGTTTTTTTGTGTAAATTGCTGATTAATATTCTAGATGCTACTGAAGAATATAAATAATGTGTAGTACATAAATTTATACAAATTTTTGCAGACTCTAAATCTAATTCCTCAGTTGTAATACCATTATAAATAGATGCTACTGTTTTTTGTGCAATAATAACTGGATCTACGTACTTTTTCTCATTATCATCAATAAGTTTTGAAATTCTTTCTGTAATTTTATCAAAATGTACGGCTTCCATTTTTCCATTTCTTTTCATAACAAACATACTATCCATATAATTAAATTTATATATTTTTATCTTCAATTTTTTGTAATTATATCAAATGAATATAAACATTATGATATAATTAATCATTAATTTTTAAAAAAATCTCCCATATACCATTTAATTGCATAATAGTTTTTATCAAATAATTTGTAATATCCATGATAATTTACATTAATAATTGATTTATTTTTAATAGTTGCTTTACTACGTAATTTATTATATAATATGGTTTATAAAAAAAATTTTGGTTTTATATATTTTGCAATTTTATATAATAAGCAAGGACCAGTTGGACATAAAAAATTTTTTTTATTTTTTTTAAAAATCATCTAATGCCACAAATGATGCATTATTGCTTGTATTAAGTACAGAAGCTTTTTGATATTGAGTAGGTCTTGACTCAAAAAAATTAGTTTTACCTTCAATACTAATAGATTCCATAAAATCAAAAGGGTTAGAAGTGTTCCATATTTTATTATATCCTAATGATTGAAGTAATCTATCTGAAACAAATTCAATATATTCTGACATTAATTTATCATTCATACCTAATAATGAACAAGGTAATGATTCACAAATAAAATTTTTTTCAATAGAAACTGCATCTTTAAACATATTATGTACAGTATTTTCGCTGATTTTATTTTCAATCATAGAATATAATAAAACAGCAAAATCAGTATGCATTCCTTCATCTCTTGAAATTAATTCATTTGAATCGCATAAACCTGGCATAAGATTTTTTTTTTTGATCCAATATATTGCACAAAAACTTCCTGAGAAAAAAATACCTTCAACAATAGCAAATGCAATTAATCTTTGTGCAAAAGTAGAATTACTTTCAATCCATTTTTTTGCCCATAATGCTTTATTTGATATACAAGGATATTCTGTAATTGCATTTAATAATTTATTTTTTTCTAATGTATCTTTTACAATATTATCAATCATTAAAGAATATACTTCTGAATGTATTGATTCCATCATCATTTGAAATCCATATGCAACAATAGCTTCCCTAAGTTGTACTTCTCTAATAAATCTTTCACCTAAATTTATATTTACAATTGTATCACTTGCAGCAAAAAAAGCTAAAACCATTTTTATAAAATGTTGTTCATTTTCATTCAATGAACAAAAATCTTTATAATCTTTTGAAAAATCTATTTCTTCTGCTGTCCAAAATGCAGCAACTTGTGTTTTATACGCTGACCAAATATTATGATACATTATTGGATATACTGTTAATCTATTATTTTCAGTCATTAATAATGGTTCATTTGAATCAATATTGATATTATTTTCAAAAAAATTTTGTGAGGTTTCCATAACTTATTATATAAACCATAATAAAAATATTTTACAATTTTTTATATTTTATTTTTAAACATAAATTTATACTGAAACAATAAAAAAAATCTAGGCATAATATAAGATGACATTTCTTGGTAACAATTATGATAGACCTAAATTAACAGAATCTAAAATAATAAAAAAAATTATTGACACACAAGTTATTGAAATACCAAAAGAACAAAAAATATTTAATTATATTATGGAATTTTTATTTAATAATTATCAAACAATTATTTTTTGTACGATTATTATTTTAGCTTTATATTGGAGATATGAAGAAACCAAAAAAAAAAAACAAATAGAAAAATTATATAATGATGATTTTCTAAATTACTAATTTTATAATGCGCTAATTTATATAAAGATTTTTTTATATAATATGTTAATAAATGAGTTTTTATCCTGAAAATATACACAATGAATTTAATAATTTTATTATTAATTTAAATGAAATATTTCCAAATAATGAGTTGATATTGTCACTTATTAATGAAACTGTAGAACAAAGAATCATACGTATACAAAAATTAAATAAAACATTAAGTTTAAATGCAAATTTTAATAATTTTTGTAAATCAAAAATTAAAGTTTTTTCACATAAAGATAATGATACCCATCAAATTTCTGAAAGTTTATTTGGATCACACCTTTCATTAAAAAAAATTTTTAATAATCAACCAGATGATGTTAAAGAAAAATTATGGTTAAATTTACATAAAATCTTAAAATTATTTTTAGACCAAGAAAATATTTCAACACCTTCAAAACAACTAGAAGAAAGAATTAATAGATTAAAAGAATGTTTAATTAATAAAGTATTTAAATTAGATCAAACAAAAAAATCTATTCAAAACTTATTCCAGACTGACAAATTAAACGAACCAACTAATAATATGATTAATGATATCTTTAAATCCTTTGAAGATGCAATGACAGGTAAAAATACAATGGAAAATATATTAAATTTATCTGGCGAATTAACTAAAAAATATGAAAGTAAAATTAATAATGGTGAAATTGATTTTAATGGTTTAATTGATAGTTTAAAATCAAATGTTCCTGGTATGGAAAATATGAAAAATATTATTGATCCATTATTAAAAATGAGTGGAACCACTGAATCAGAACAAAAATTAGAACCTGTTATTATTGATGAAAATTTTTCAACATCAAATGTAGAAATAGGTAAACTTGATGAAGTCAATGAACAACCAGTTATAGGTAATATGTTAAATATGGTTAATAACTCAGGTCTACTTGGAATGTTATCTGGCGATGAAGCAAATAACTTTACTAAATTATTTGATGTTGTTAACAAATTAAAAGAAACTGGACTTGATAATAGAGATGAAATTAATAATATTTTTAAAAATGATTTAGGTTTAGATGTTGATAAAATTAATCAAGAAATGGCATCATATATTAATAAAGTTGAAGAATAATTTTTCCTAATTATTTATATAAATTAATGAATAATTATGAAAAATATATAAAATACAAAAAAAAGTATTTAGAATTAAAAAAAGAATTAATTATTGGTGGATCAGGAAATTATACTCTACCAATTCCAAAAAAAATATCTACAAATAATAAACTACCAATTCAGGAAAAAATATCTAATACTACAAATTATCCACTACCAATTCCAAAAAAAATAACTAATATGAATAAAACACCAACATATGAAGAAGTAAATAATTATATAAATACAACACCAACTTATAAAGAAGTAAATAATTATATAAATACAAAACCAACTTATAAAGAAGTAAATAATAATATAAATACTAAACCAACTTATAAAGAAGTAAATAATAATATAAATACTAAACCAACTTATAAAGAAGTAAATAATAATATAAATACTAAACCAACTTATAAAGAAGTAAATAATTATATAAATACAAAACCAACTTATAAAGAAGTAAATAATTATATAAATACAAAACCAACTTATAAAGAAGTAAATAATAATAATATAAATACGAAACCAACCCTTTTTTTACCTAATAAACCAGCTGAAAAAGTTTCAGAAACTAGATATATTAGACCTAATAATAATATATATGTTGAAACTGAATATAATTCAGGAGGTATTGACGGAATGATTAATCAATGTTTTTGGATGTCAATACATCAATTTTTACTAAATAATGGTTATCCAAATTTAACAGTTAGAGAAATTAGAACAAATGCTGGATTAAATAGAGACACAGAAGATAAGATGTTTGACTCTGAAATTGAAGAATTTAGAAAAGCAGCAGAAGTTATTGCAAGAAAATATAATTTAACTATTAATATTGTTCCTGTTAATAGTCATGGTCAAGTTTTATATGGCGGAAATTTAATTGAAAGAATTGGTAATGGTATTAATAATGTTAATATTGCTCAATTTGGAACTCATCATTTTCAATTAATTACAAATTATGTAGATAATCTAGCAGAAAGTAATTTTATACCAGCAGTAGTTATTGATAATAATATTGTTGATATTAATTATAATAATTTATCTGATATTAATGAACAAAAATTAAATATTAAAATTGCTTTAATAGATTTAGAATTAGAAATTAAAAGTTATAAAAACACATTAGAATCTTTTAGATCAGATTATTTAAATTATAAACAATTAAAAGAACAGTCAACAGATCCAAAAGAAATAGATAATATTACAAATATGGCAAGAGGATTAGAAAAATTATATAAAGAAACTGAAACTAAATTAAAAGAATGTGAAAATACTAAATTAAATTATGAATATATCTTAACTGAATTATAAATATAAATTAATTTTAGAGAAATCATATTTTTTTAATTCCTGGAAGTCCATAACCGAAATTTCTGTTTTTGCAAGGTCACAAAATAGAATAAACATTTATTGTGGTAGTAAAAATAAATATAGAGATATTTTTCAAAGACACTATTTTATAATGATATTAGCAATTAAAAACATATGATCACTTGGAAATTCCTCATTTGGAATATAATTATTTATAAAATATTTATCATCAACTTTATGCACATTTTTAACTACACATTTATTATTTATAAAAATATAATCTAATGTTAAAGTTTTATTACTATAAGAACTACTTGCTGTATATTTATTTTCAACACCATTAAAAATTTTATAAGCACTGTTATATTTATTAGTATTCATAATTTTATATACATCATAAGTTGGTTCAGCATTAAAATCTCCTGCAATAATAACTGGATAATTGTAATTATTATTTAATTCATTTATTTGTTGTAAAAGAAATTTTATTTGTTTATTCTGTACATTTGGACTTTCTTTTATAAATGGATGATGTAATCCTGTAAAATAAAATCTTTTTTCATCATTTAATTTTTCAAATAAAATAATATTTGAAACACATGGTTGTAAATAAAGTTCTAATTTTTCTTTCGACCAATTATGTTTCTTACTTTGATTATAGAAATAATTACTATAATTTGGTGCTAAGTTATTAATTAATTTTACTTTATCAAGTTTAAAAAGTATAAAAAGTCCTGGATTTTGTATATTTGTATAATTTACATATTTTTCAAGTGAAATTTTTGATTTGGGTGGTTCCATTGATGTATAAATATAACCATAATTATTTTTAATACAAAATCTAGAGAAAAAGAGAATGTTATTGTATTCAACTTCACATAATAAACAAATATCTGGTTCATGTTTAGAAATGATATCAATTATTAATTTTTTTCTATAATTCCAATAAATAAATTTTTCTTTTTTTATACTTGCATATTTTTTTTCCAAATTGGTGCATCTGCTAAAATATTAAATGACATTATTTTTAAGTCATCTGATATTTTTTTAGATACATTTTTACCTCCTGATTTTTGTTCAAAATTCATATATATAGTATATAATAATTATTTTTAAATATATCATAAATTAATAGATTAAAATTCATCTAAAGTTGTAAAGTTTTTATCACTTGTACTTGTATTTAATACAGAAGCTTTTTGATATTGTGTTGGTCTCGATTCAAAAAAATCAGTTTTACCTTCAATACTCATTGATTCCATAAAATCAAATGGATTAACTGTACCCCAAATTTTATAGTTCATCATATATCGCTTCTATATCCATTACACGATTATTAATCAAGTCTGAACATATTTCATTTTTATTTCCTGCTATAAAATAACCTAATTTATCATCATATTTATATTCTTTACTACAATCATTACATCTATATTCCATAAACTTTTAAATAGTATATTAATATCTTAGATATTTTATTCTTATATAATTTTATTAAAAGTTTAGTAAAATATATATCTTTTTTTAGTTGGCAGAGGAAAATTAAAGTAATTAATATTTTTATACTATTATACATTTGATATAGATTCTTCATAAAATGTATCGATAATAATTGGAACTGATTATATTCTATCATACTTCATTTTATAAGTTATTATATTTGTAGATAATAAGACTTGTTCACATAAATTATTTTTTAAATAATTATAACCGTATATAGTCTTTAGTTCATCTTCATTGTATTTATAATTTCCACTATTTTCACTATTTAATTGTAAAAATAAACCAGTTACATTTTTCTTACTAAAAATTTGATCAATTCTTTCAGTTGGTATGAAAGAAACATATTGAAATAATTTTATATTTCTAATTGAATAAAAGTTTTTTTCATCATTATTAACATTATTATTAATCATATTATTTAAAATATCATGATCAAATTAGAAAGCATAAAAATATTGATCTCTGCATTCATCAGGACTCGTGAAACAAAGACCTAGTAAATCTTTACAGAGCTTATTTGACGATTTAATATTACGTGTTGATGATTTGATGTTACTTATCGATGGTCATAATCTGTATAAATAATACAAAAGTAATATAAATCATTTTTTTTTATTTAGCTTATATTATATATGGATTATCAGGAAAAATATTTAAAATATAAAAAAAAATATTTACTTTTAAAAAAAATGCAAGGTGGTAGTAAAGATAGAGATTTCAGTCAAGGACGACTTTTCAATCAAAGGCGTAGTAACGGTCAAGAGCCTAGTAACGGTCAAGGGCGACGTTTCAATCAAGAGCCTAGTAACGGTCAAGGACGAGGTTTCAATCAAGGGCGACGTTTCAATCAAGAGCCTAGTAAAGGTCAAGGGCGTAGTAACGGTCAAGAGCCTAGTAACGGTCAAGGGCGAGATTTCAGTAAAGGGCGAGGTTTCAATCAAGGACGAGGTAATACAGTAGTTAAAACATTTCCAGGAAAAGGTAAATTAATTCAAGTACCTGAAAATGGGAAGAGGTTGAGAACACAGCCTAATAGTGGAAGTATGGGAGGAATGTCGAATCAATGTTTTTGGATTTCTATTCTTCATTATTTGCATAAAAATGGACATCCAAATCTTACATTAAGACAATTACGTAATTTAGCTGGTTTAGATTTTTCTACTGAAAAAATAATGTTTGATTCTAATTCTGAATCATTTAGATCAGCTGCAGATAGAATTTGTGCATTATTTGATTTAGAGATAACACTAGTACCTGTTACTAGAAGTGGTACTGTATTATTCAATGGTGATATAGTGGACGTATTAGGTTCTGGAAATAATAGACTTAAGATTGCACAATATGGTCTTGAACATTTTACGTTAGTCTTAGAAGATGGTATAGATCAATTATCATTAAACCCACCTGTTCCTTTTAAACCTCTTGTAAATGTTAATGGTAATTTAACTGAATTAGATAGTTTAACTGAAAAAAAACAAAGATTATTTGAAGAACTACATTCAGCAACCCAATATTTATATATATTAGAAGAAGATCAACTATCTAAAGATGAGAGATATTCTCAATTACTTGAACAAAAAGATGAAATTAAAAGATCTGTTGCATATGATAGTGATGAAAAAGGAAAATTCCTAACAATGCTAGACGAAGAAATTGATGAATTAGTAAAATCTTTTTTAAATAGTAAAATAAGTGACATCGAAAATCAAATTAAAAATTTACAAAGTTTAATAAATGAATTATAAATTCTTAATCATATAATATCCATTTAAAGTATATTAGATGGAACAATTAAATATATAAAAATAAAACCATGTATAAATCTATAATTTCCAATAATTGATTTATTTATGGTAGTTTATGAAAAAAATCTTTTAATATACTCTAAAGAATTATTGAAGCAGTAAAATTTTGAATTTAACAAATTTATTATTTCATAAAATTTAAAAATATAGTTTATTATATATATGTCATATAGAGAAAAATATTTAAAATATAAAGAAAAATATTTTAATTTAAAAGGTGGAGTTTTAAATGGAATATTACAAAAAAAAATTGGACGAATAAAACCAGAATACGAACAAGCTATGAGAAGAGAACAAGAACAAGAACGAGAACTACCGATGGCAATAAAACGAGAACAACCGATGACAATAGAACGAGAACGACCGATGGCAATAGAACGAGAACGACCGATGGTAATAGAACGAGAACAAGCGAAAGTAATAAAAAGAGACTTCAGTAAAGGACGAGGTTTCAATCAAGAGCGTAGTAACGGTCAAGAGCGTAGTAACGGTCAAGAGCCTAGTAACGGTCAAGGCAGATACGAGAAAGAACAAAGAAAACTAAGTGAACGCGCACTCGAGATAGCAATAAAAAAAATAGGCCAAGAAGTTATGTTAAAACCAGGTCATAAAATAATAATTATTCGTAACGGTAAAATAGTAGAAGAAATTGAACTTCAAAGTAATTGTTGGGTAGTTTATGAAAGTATCAATGAATCACTCTCTAATGAAGAAACTATAATATATGGTATTAGAATATTAACATCCGTACATGAATTAAGACATTATGTTTATAATAGAGACATTAAATATGCATATGCATTTACTCAACAACCTCCATCACATACACCACCTCCTGAAAAATTTTATGAATCTGCTGATTCATCACACACGCAACCTAATCAGCTTAAACGATTAGTATTAACAGACGACGGTATTTTATTACTCCATGTATTTTCAATATATGAAGGAATTCCTCAAACAGTATCAGAAATAAAGGTGGCTGATTATGATTCATATAACATGACTAAAGATTCAATATATGTCGATAAATCAACTAAACTAATTCGAATATGTGATATAAAAAAAATATTTGAAAACTATGCGGAATACCAAAGTTTTCTTCGTTGTAAAGAAAAGTCTTATATGTCAAGTTCAAATAAAAAACATGAAAGGTATGCAAAAAATTTGGAGATCAAATTATAACTTTACAAAGTTTAATAAATGAATTATAAATTCTTAATCATATAATATCCATTTAAAGTATATTAGATGGAACAATTAAATATATAAAAATAAAACCATGTATAAATATAACCATAATTATTTTTAATACAAAATTTAGAGAAAAAGATAATGTTACTGTATTCAACTTCACATAATAAACAAATATCTGGTTCATATTTAGAAATGATATCAATTATTAATTTTTTTCTATAATTCCAATAAATAAATTTTTCTTTTTTTATACTTGCATATTTTTTTTTTCCAAATTGGTGCATCTGCTAAAATATTAAATGACATTATTTTTAAGTCATCTGATATTTTTTTTATGTTTTTTGATTTAGAGTTCATCTATAATAATAAGTATATAATATTACTAAATTTAGATAAATGATATTGAAAATTAATGTTTAATAAATAGATTAAAAATTTTTAATCATATATCTTCCATTTAAATTATATCCACATTTATTTTTATAATATTCTCTAGCACCAATACCTGCAATAATAGCTACTTTATTAAAACCATATTTTTTAATAATTTGTTCAGCAGTTGATACTAGTTTTTGACCAATTCCTTTATGTTGTGATGATAAATCATTATTAGTACCAACTTCTGATGAAATACCATAAACATGTACTTCACGAATAATACCACAATTATTAATTTCTGGTACGAAATCTCCACCAGGTGTTGGATCAATTCTCAATCTTAAAAATCCAAAACAGTGTTCATATAATTTATCATTACCACCATAATAAATTATTTTGTTTAATAAAATTTTATTTACAAAATATAAAAATAAAAATAAAACATAACTAAATGTCCAATAATATTTTTCTGTTTCATACGTAATATGGAACTCTAAACCATCTGATGCAATATATTTCCTTACTACTAATTTGATATTATCAAACTTGTAATTATTATTTTTAACTTCTCTACATCTAATACAATTACATTTTTCTCCATTTTTAGTCATTCTATCTAATACTAATTGTCTTAAATTACTTACTTTATTATAACCAACTGTTATACTCTTTTTAGGAATATCTCGAATTAATCTTTCAATTCTAACCCATGGTTTAACTCTAGATTTATAATAAATACAAACATCAAATAAATCATTTAGATTTTCTTCAGCATAAGGTTTATAAGTGCCTTTTTCATACCATTTATTGATATCACTATTTACTATTAAATCATCTGAAGCAGATTTTATAACAGCAGTAGGATAAATTTTAATATCATCAAATTGTAAATTACTATCCTCCAAAAGTCTTTTAAACATCAAAATATCTTTTTCTTTTGTTGATGATGGTAAATCAGGCATTATATGAATAACAATTTTTAATCCAACCATTTTTAATAATCTAATTGCTCTAATTGTATGTTTTGTTAAACAACCCCTATTAATATATTTTAACACATTATCATCAGTATGTTGAACACCAATTTGAACTCGTGTAACTCCATAATTTAAATAATCACAAATTGATTTTTTAGTTATATAATCTGGTCTGGTTTCAATACTTAATCCAATTACACCATATAAAGATGTTTGGTTAATATTTATTTCTTCTGCAATACTTAACATTTTACGAGGAGTTTTTTCTCCAAAAGTATTAAATGACCAATATAATTCATTTATTACTTGATCTCTATAACTTTTTGGCATTACATCCCATGTTCCTCCTGATAATATTACTTCGATTTTCTTTTTTTGCTTATTTTCTTTAATATTACCAGTATTAATATAAGATTTTAATCTATCATTTACTTGACCTTTAATGTCAAAATTAGAATGTAGTGCTCTCATCATTGCAGGTTCAGTTGATATGTATGATTTTGGTTGTGTAGGTTTACCATGTAAATCAGTTTCAGTTGGGCAATATGCACACTTTTCTGGACAAGAAAATTTTACATTATTACCAGGTTTTGTTACAATTGTAACAACTAAAACACCTGATTCACTACGTGTAACTTTTTTAATCATCCATCTTTTCATATTATTACTGATTTTGATTTCACTAAAATTATTTTGATATACTTTTCTAATTTCATTTTTACTAGGAACAATAGAATATTTTTTACATAATAATTTAAACTCTATATCATAATTTAAATTATTACTATCTTTTGAAATAAATTCAAATACTAAATTATTAATTTCTTCATTTTGATATTTACTTTTAATAAGATCTTCAATTTCAATCATAATCAATATTAATATGTTAACAATAATTAATTTTCAATTTTTTGTATATTAAATTTATCTATTGTAAAAACTATATCATCGTAACGATTTTTATTTGGTCTTAAATCATAGATTTTTATAAATTGTTTTAAATCTTCGGGAACTTCATTTTTAAGTATATCAATCCAATCCCACGATTGAACATCTTCTATAATTAATATACCATCATCTGTCATTATTTGGGAATACAATTTTATAAATTTTTTCATACTTTCTAAAGTATGTGGTCCATCATCTAACATTAAATCATATTTAATATTTTTATTTAAGAAATTATTAATAAAAAAGTTATCATTGTATGCATCACATGATGTATGTAATATAATATTATTTTTATTTTTAATACCTTTCCAAACTTTATCAATTTTCATTATGTCTATTCCATATACATTTGCATTTATAAAAAAATCACTCCATAATTTTATACTTCCACCATCTTGTATTCCAACTTCTAGTACATTTTTAGCAGTATCTTTTTTATTTATCAATAAATTTTGATATAGTTCTAAATATGAATGTACTGTATTTTTATCAGTTCTTGAATTATCAACTAATTCTAATAAACTCATTATATTATATTTTACAATAAAAAAAATTTAAAATAATATTTTGCATATATATTAATGGATTCTGATTATGAAGAATTAGAAAAGTATAATTATAATACAACAAATAAATATTTACATAATTTAGGGAATGATTATTTTAATGATAACAATTATTATAATGCATTAATTATTTATAATAAATTATTAGAAAATATAATAGATAATGAATTAATTTCTATATTATATTCAAACATAAGTGCATGTTATTTAAAATTAGAAAATTATCATAAAGCACTTGATAAAGGAATAAAAGCATTAAATTACAATAATAAAAATTCAGTTGCATGGGGTCGTGTTGGTTGGGCATCAAAAAAATTAAAAAAACATGATGAATCATTACAGGCATTTAAAATAGCAAATAATTTAAATCCATATAATTTTAACTATAAAAATGAAATATATTATTATAATACAAAGAAGATTGATAAAATAAATTTTTTTGAATTATTTAAATCGAGTGATTATATAATAAAAAAAATATCAGATGAAAATTTTAGAAATAAAATATTAGTAAATTCATTAAATCCTGAAAATTTAATGAAAGATTATGAGTTTGTTAAATTAATTGATCATATTGTTTATAAACTTTAGTTAAACTTCTTCAATTTCTTCATTTTTATTATCTTCTTGGTCATCAAAAATAATACTTTTTTTAATATTATTATTTAATATTTTTCTAATATTTATGTTTTTAATATTTGAAGCATATTCTCTTTCTTTTGAAACTTTTATATTTTTTTCATTATTTTTATTACATAATTTAATTGGTGGAAAACCTCCATTTGGTAAACTATTATTCATTATCTAAAATTAGAAAAAAACCTTATTTTTAAACTATAAAATTATTTTTTTCAAATTGTCTTGAATCATAAATTTGACCAAATTCAAGTGTTAAAGAATAATCCATTAAATTCAAATCTACAGTAAACCCAGATGGTAATATTAATTCAATTTCTAATTTATTAATATTAACTGGTTGCTTAAATTCATAATTTTTTGTTAAAAAATTAGCACCATTATCAAAAACAAATTGTGAATCAAATAAAATAACTTTTGCTAATAAATTTTTTTTTTTAGTTTGATTATAAATAACACCATAATCATTTATTCTAACAAATAAATATTCTTCTTTCGTTGTATCTAAAAATGTATCACTTACCCAATAATATACTATTGAACCATTAACTATTTTATATTTTTGTAATTCGTAATTATATTTTTCATCATTTTGTCTGTAACCTAATAAATAACCTAATGTTTGTAATGTATCATCATTTGAAAAAATAAATCCAAATCTAAAATCTGATGTTATAGTAATTTTATAATCAATTGGATCCCAATAAATTTCAAAATTGATATCATTTATTTCTGTAAAAATATTTTGTATCGCAGTAATAATGGTTTCAGAGTCATAATTTCCATCTTTTATTTTAATATCATAAACATCAGTTTCTGTAACAATTTTAAAGTAAGTATTAAAATATTTTTCGGAAAATGTATAAAAAGTAGTAGGTAGTTCTATACTTGATAATCTTATATATTTAATATTTTTTAATGGTTCATTTAATTCATAAGTAAAAAATCCAGGATTTAAATATTTTTTCTTATCTCTATATCTTGAATCAATATTAATTAAAATATTTTCCATTATATTATTAATTATAATAAATATTTATTTAAACATAATATTTTAACATATTTATCTATCTAGACTAATATTTTAATTTATAGTTATTATTTTTTAATATTTCACGAGCTAAATTTAATTTATCCTCTAAAAATTCACCATTAGTTTCATTTATATCATATAAAATCAGATATTGTAAATATTCTAATTTTAAATCGGTATTATTATTTGTATTTATTTCAATTGACATATCACAAAAATTGGTTTTTATAATATCAAAAATTTTTAATATAGGTATAAACTTTTGGTTTTTATTATGACTTTTATTTAATAACATAATTTCTTTATTAAAATTTCCCTGATCTTTATTAATTATTGTTTCTAGAATTCTATTAAAAGAATTTATAATTTGTTTATCATCTTGATTTGTACTTCTTTGATTTGTAATTAAGTTTTTATTTGAATAGTACGATTTTGATTTATACATATTATTTATATATATAAATTAAAAACTTACACGAATATTTATATTTTTTTTCTCTATTTCTTTTATTTCTGAATCTTTTTTTGTTTCATCAGTATCATCATGAAAAACTTTTTTCATATGATTTAATGTACAACATGTTCCTTTATTATTGCAGGTATATTTAATATATTCATTATCATTAATATTACCTATATAATTTGAAAATAATAATCTATGTAATGATACTTTTTTATTTTTATAAAAAAAACTAACATAGCAGTTATTTTTTTTTGATTTTAAATTAGTTATATAACCTAACCATATACAACAATTATCAGAAAATATATCTGATGGTAAATTATTACTTATTCTTATTAAATCTGTAAAAGTTAGTTTTTTATCTAATGGAATATCATTTTTTTGGTTTTTAATTAATTTAGATAATATTTCGGAAGGTTCTGTCATATTATATTACCTAATAAAATAATTTCTTTTTCAATTTCATAATTACATTTATCTTTACCGCCTAATATTATGTTCTTTATTGTAATTTCTTTGTCATTACCAATATTTTCATCTTTATATGTTGCAATAAAATTTTCAATATATACATCTTCATCATTTATTATATTATTTAAAACTATATTTACAAATGCATAATTATTACCATCATATTTTTTATCACTTACACGAATAATGTATTTTAGTTTTCTTCTAAAAATAAATGTTTTAATTTTCATATTTTCAATATTATAATTATCTAAGTATGTACCTTCTAATAAAATATTATTTATAAAAAGTATAACTTCTCCCGGATATTTATTTAAATATTGTGAATTATATTTATTTATTTTTACATTTTCATTATTTACTATACCATCTAATTTTAAAATTTCTAATGTAGTATTTGTTGTTCCATCATAAATTTTTGTTGTATCTTTAAAAATAATGTTAAGATCTTTTTTAATAATACTTGAAATTAAAACTAAGTTATCACAAGCATAGTTTTTATCATCTAATTGTAAATTTCTAACATAAATATTTTTATTTTTTTCTATTATTTCATTATCAAATTCAGCATCATAATTTATAATTTTAACATCATATTTTGAATCATATTTTTTTATTGTAGCTTTCTTATTGCCATCATATTCTTTTTCATTTATAATAATATTAATTGGAATAATTTTTGGTAATATTTCAGATTTAATTACACAATCATTGATGATAATATTTTTATTATTAGTTATTATATTTTTAATATTCACATCATGTATACCGACATTTGGTGAAACAAATTCAGCATCATAACTTACAATATTATGTGTTTTAGTAATTGTTGCTTTTGTTGTACTATCAAAAATTTTTTTATTTACTATAATATCAAGATTAATATTTGTTGGAATAATTGTTCCTAAAACACAAAAATCTTTACAATAATAATTTTGATTTTTAAGTTTTATATTTTTAATAAACAATTTTTTATTTGTACCAACATTTGGATTATCAAATTCTGCACAATAATCTATAACTTGATTATTACTTAAATCAAAGGTAATAATATGATTTGTCGTATTATCATAAATTTTATTTTTAATAATTGGTATTATTGTTATTTCAATTGGTAATATAGATCCATATGTATAATATGTATTATTTAAAATATAATTTGGAATATGTCCACTTATTATTTTAACAATAATTTTTTTATTATTACCTACATTAAAATCTTCATATTCAGATTCATATGTAATATTATAATTACCTATTAAATTAATAATAGCTTTATTTGTATAATCAAAGATTTTATCTTTTGCCATAAATTTTAAATCAATATAACTAGGTAATATATTTCCTTGACATATAAAATCATTAACTAAATAATTATTAACAGATTCACTACCCTCTAATAAAATATTTTTTACATATATATCTTTATTATCACCAACATCTATATTATTAAAATTTGCTAAAAAAGATTTTATATTAACAATATCATTTTCTATAATATTTATTGGTTTTAATATTATATTGATATTTGTATTTCCATCAAAAAATTTTTCATTGTTTAAAACATCAAATAATAATTTTTTTTTTGTTATTGATGATAGTATTGTAAAGTCTTTACAATAATAATTATCTTTTGATATTCCTCCATATTCAATATTAGAAATATTAATAATTTTATTTACTCCAACATAAATATCTTTATATTCTGCAATATAATTTGAGATATAAATATTGTCATTAAAACATATTCCAACAATATTAATTATTTTAATATTTGCACTATTTGTTCCATCATATTCTTTATTTTGTGGTTCAACAACAAGTGTTAATAGTTTTTTTCCAATATTTGCATATGCATATGTAGTTTCACAATAATAATTATCATTAATAATTTGAATATCACTAATTATTATTTTTTTATTTTCTCCCGCATCTTTATTTTCAAATAAAGCATTATAACTTTTTATCTTTATATTTTTATCAATTGATTTTAATTTAACATATGCAGTTGTAGTATTATCATATGTTTTATCTATTCCAATAAAATCAATATTAATTTTTTTTTTTAAAATATGTGGTTTATTTAAAATTAATTTATTAATTTTATAATTTGATGAATCTTTTCCTATAAGGTGTGGTATTGAATAAATAATATCTTTATTATTTTCTACATTAGAATTTTTAAATGATATTTTTGTTTTTATTTCAATTTCATCATCTTCGACTTTATTTATAAATTCATATTTACCGTTAATTGTATCTGTTTCATCATATATTTTATTCTCGCCAAAAAATCTAACACTTAATTCTAAAGGTAATATTGAACCATAAATAATAAAATCTTTTAAAATATAATTATCATTATCAGAAATAATATTCGTAACATATATTTTTTTTTTATTACCAACATTTTTATTTTCATAATGAGCATTATAATTTATTATTTTTATGTTTAAATCATTGAAAGAAATTTGAGCAATGTTTGTACCATCATAATATTTATTTATTGAATTAGCATTAAGAGTAATCTCTTTTTTAATAATATTACCAAAAAGTGGTTTAGAAAGTAAAATATAATTATTATTTTTAAAAGGAACTATATTTTTTATAATAATTGGTATGTTTTCTCCAATATTAGAATTTTCAAAATATGCATCATAATAATCTATAATTACTTTTTCATTTTCAATAAGTCCTTCAATTTGATCAATTGTTAAATTAAGTTTTTTATTTTCTCCATATGTAACTATTGGACTAATAAAACTAATATAAACTTCTTTTGGTTTTATTATAGCAAATGTTTCATAAATATTTTCTGTATAATAATTTTTACTATCAATACCACCTAAAACAATTTTATTTACAATTATTTTTTGTTTTCCTACATTTATATTTTCAAAATAACAATTATATAATTCAATAAATATTTCATCCTTATCAATTATATTTTCTATTGTATATTTTACTTGTGCATCATTCATACCATTATATATTTTTTCTATTCCTTTAAAATCTATGTTTAATTTTCTACTTTTAATAACTCCTATTATTGTTATATCATCATGAATTATATTTCTATTATTTAATACTTCAATGTTTTTAATATAAATTTGTTTACCAAATCCTACATTTTTATTGTCAAAATTTGATTCATATTTTAAATTTAATTTAATATTATTATTTATCACATATTTTAACAAAATATCTGTTGTTCCATCATAAATTTTTTCGTATTGTTTAAATAAACAATTTAATTTATAAGGTATAACCTTTAAATAACATGTAAATTCTGTATCTATATCTAAATATGAATATTTAATGTTAATATTATAATTACCCATATCTAAATTACTTGGGATTGATATAACACCATTTTTATTTATAACAAAAATATCACTAGTATATATACCTCCTTTTGGATAAACATCTAATGGTTCTAAATAATGATATTCTGTATTAGAATAAGGATTATATTCATAAATAAATTCACAATTTTCAATATTAAATAATGGTTTTACTTTGATATTATAAGTTGTTGTATTTTTTATATTATTGTAATTATAATTTATTATCAAATCATAATTTCCAATACTTAATCCACTTTTAATACTTATAATTCCTGTTTTTTCATCAATTAAAATATTATTTATTTTTGTTTCTAAACTAAAAATACCATCAAAAGGATATATAGTTGGTGGATCAGATATGTAATTTTCTTTAAATAATATATTTACATTATTTGTATTATAAATTATATATGGTAAAATACAAAACTTATATATAACATAATTTGATATGTTATTATAAACATATTTTATTTTTAATTCATAATTATCTATTTTTTTACTAAAATTACATAAATTTACAAAATTATTTTCTATTGATAAATCTAAATCATTTGTTATTATTCCACCATTTGGGTTTGTTTCAATAATAATATTATCTAATTTTTCATAATAATTTATTTCTTGTTTTTTATTATTTTTAATATTAATATATGGCTTTACTTTAATATAAAATTGAATTATTTTATTTACATCATTTTTATTATAATTAATATCAATACAATAGTCATTACAGTCTAAAAATTCATTTATATATATAATACCATTTTTTGGATTGATATGTATATTTTCATAATATTTAGTTAAACAAAATGTTCCAGTTATTTCTTCATTTGAATAAGGTTTTTCAGTTTGGTATTTTGAACCAAAAATAATTTCAATTTTATTATTAACATAACCAATATTTGGAATTATACATATTTCTGATATAACTTCTGAAGTATAATTATTATATGTATAAAATACTTTTACAAAATATAAACCTGATATTATTGGATTTTTGATTTCAATTTTTCCATTTGAAGTATTAATTGATAAATTTTGATTTAAACTATTTTTTTCTAATTTATATACACCTCCCAAATCTGAATTTTTTGGTTCTGATAATTGGATTAAATTATTATAATCAACACTTACTTTTTCATAAATTATATCAGGTTTTATATTCAATAATATATTAGTATTTATTGATATATTATTGTATTTATAAACAACAATTAAATTATAACTACCACTTTTTGGTTTGTTAATTGATATTTGACCTGTTATATTATCAATATTTATACCTGTATAATCATTATTAAATTTAAATGTACCGCCATCAGGTTTAACATAGGGAATATCTGATTTAAAATAACTTATTTTTTCACATAAATAATTTTCTTTTTCATATTTAATAATAGGATATATATTAAATGTTGTTATACATGTTTGTTCAATATTTTTAATTTTAGAATTTATAATTAAATTATATGTACCTGCTATAATATCATCAGTAAAACTTATTTCACCTGTTTCATTATCAATATTAATATTTTCATAATTTTCTTCAAATTTATATTCACCAATTAATTTTTGTGGATTTGTTATAGGTAAAAAATTGTTGTATTTACCATTATTATAAAATGATGTAATTTTATATGTAATATTTGGTTTAATAATAATTTTAAGTATAGTTTGATCATTTTGTTTAATTACTGTAACATCATACACTCCTATATCTATTTTTGATCCAATATATATACTACCGTCATCTTTATTAATATTAAAAATATCATTATATTTATCTAAACTAAATTTTGAATTGGTATCTTTAGTTATAGGTATTTCAATTAAATAATCATGACCATAAGCAACAATATATTCATCAAATTTATATTTTATTGACATTATTAATTATTAGAATATTTTTGATTTTTTTGAAACTTACTTTATAATTATATAAACTACGTAGTTAATATAATTATATTACCATGAATAAAATCTTTATTACCATGAATAAAATCTTTATTACCATGAATAAAATCTTTATTACCATGAATAAAATCTTTATTACCATGAATCAAATCTTTCCTCATTATTAAATTTTAATTTTGGATCAGTTAATCTTTCTGTTTCTTTCTTATAATTATTCATTGCTTCTTCAATACTTATATTATTTCTATTATTTAAATCAACAGATTGAATTTTAAATGCAGCATCTAAACTAGTATACTTAGATGTTGAAACACCGCCTCCATCAATATATAAATTATCAAAAGCTACATCTAGATGTGTATAATTATCATTAACATTAAGTGTTGATAACCCCATATTTTCAGTTACTGGTATTATTTGATCACCAAAATTTTTATTTAATACCTTATTTTGAAATTTACTATTGAAATCTTCTATGTCTTTAATTTCTTCCTTTGGTATTTCTAAAGCTAATTCTCTCGCTTTAAGCATTTTTTCATAATTATCTTTTGTATTAGTTTCAATAAAATCTTGACCATGTTTTTTTGTTAATTCATTTATTTTATTTTCAAATTTTTTTTGAGCTTCTTCTTGAGATAATTTTGGTTCATTATTGTTTTTATTGAAATTTTTTTTTAAATCATCATGTGTTTTATCAACAATATTTAAAAAACTATCATATTTCTTTCTACTTTCTTTATTTGATAATACTTGATTCGCAATTATTATATGTTGATAAATATCTTCTTCTGCATCATTATTTTTATCAGGATGAAAATTTAGTATAAGATTTCTAAATGCTTTTTTAATTTTACTTTCAGATGCATCTTTTGAAACATTTAGTATTTCATAAAGATTAAACTTTAAGGTTTCAAAATTTATTGTAATTTCTGTCATTATTCATAATTAATAAATTAAATTTTATTTTAAACGAAAAAAACACACATAATATAATGGATAAAAACATACATAATATAATGGATAAAAACATACATAATATAATGGATAAAAACATACATAATGAAATGGATAAAAAAAATAAAAATAATGATGAAACTAATATATTATTAAAAGAAAAAATAGAAGCATGTTTATTTTTATCATCATATTTAGACACTGTTGGATTTAAAAATGGTCAATATGAGTTTAAATTTAATGCTATTGTAAATGATCATAAAGATTCAGCAATGGTTAGTAATAGACTTTTAAATGATTTTTTTATTTTAGGTGGATTTAATTATTTTCCTATTAAAAACTTAATTGCAAGTGATGATACTTTATTACTTTTAGCTACTACACAAGCTATTATAGATGATGGAGGTGAAATTAATTATATTAAAAACTATTTAAATTGGTATCCTAATATTACACCAAAAAGAGGTATTGGTATACAAACTGATAAATCATTATCTTTATTAGATTATAAATTTAAAAAAAAAAAAGAAGAATCATATATAAAATATTTAAAATATGATGAAGAAATGGGAGGTAATGGTGCAGCTATTAGAACAGCTACTATAGGAATTAAATGGTCCAATAATATTGATAAAATTATAGAAGAATCAATAATTGCAAGTAGAGTTACACATAATTATTATACAGGATTTTTAGGTGGAGTCATTTCTGCATTATTTACTTCTTTTGCTATTAATAATATTCCACCATGGATATGGTTAGATAAACTGTTAGAAATTCATGAAAATAATAAAATCATAAATTATATACATACAACAGATTTTAAAAATACTATTGATAATGATATTAAAAAATATTTTTATTATTTATATAAATATAAGGAAGAAAGATTAAATGATATTATTACTTTTAGGAAAAAAGATTCTATTATAAGATCAGAATTTAAAACTATTGAACTATTACCTTATAATGAAAAATTACAAAAACTTGTTAATAATGGTTTTGTTGATTTTAAAGCAATAGGAACATCTGGATTAGATGTTATTATATATGCATATGAATCTTTATTATTATCTATTGTTCCTATGCCAAATTATTCAGTTGATTTAAATAATCCTGTTTATAGCTGGGAATCTTTAATATATTTTACATGTTTAAGTATGGGTGACTCAGATTCTATAGGAGCAATTGCAGGTGCATGGTTTGGTGCTCTAAATGGATTTTATAATATTGATAGAAATAAATTTAATGATCTTGAATTTTATAATGAAATCAAATATATAAGTGAAAAATTATATAAACAATTATAATTTAATTGTTATAATTTAATGCTAAATATAAAAAAAGAATATGATTTTCATTATAATAATGCAATATTTAATTATAATAATAAACTTTTACATTTTGATTTATTTATGTTTCATTATAATCAATCATTATATTTCCACCAACAAGAAATTTTTTCTAATGATAAAATGTTTGAAATAAATACAAATTATATAAACAATAATTTATACAATACCTTTAATATGGATTTTGATAATAATGACATTGATTTTAAGGAAAGTCGGCTTCACAAATATTTAAAAACAAAAAAACCTAAAATATATAAAGAAGTTGATGTAAATGCAAAAAATATTAAAGATCTTATTGATATAATAAATAAAAATGATTATGATAATAATTATACTTATAATATCAATTTAGAAGGATTACATAATATTAAAAATGATTTAATAGAATTAAATGAATTAATTGGATTAGACAAAATTAAAAATTCAATATTTGATCAGTTGATATATTTTATTCAAGAATTACACAAAACAGAAAATAAAAAAGATAGTGATTTTAAACACACAGTTATTTATGGTCCCCCGGGTACAGGAAAAACATTGATTGCTAAAATTTTAGGAAATATTTATTCAAAAATTGGAATACTAAAAAATAATTATTTTCATACAGTTTCAAGAGGTGATTTAATTGCTGGATATTTAGGTCAAACTGCAATTAAAACAAAAAAAGTTATACAACAAGCATTAGGTGGTGTATTGTTTATTGATGAAGCTTATTCACTTGGTGGTGAAAATTCTGATAATTATTCAAAAGAATGTTTAGATACATTATGTCATGAATTGAGTGAATATAAGGATGAATTAATGGTAATTATAGCAGGTTATGAAAATGAATTAAATAAATATTTTTTTAGTAAAAATAAGGGTCTAGATTCTAGATTTGTGTGGAGATTTGAGATTGATTCTTACTCTTATAAAGAATTAATGTATATTTTTATTAAAAAAATAAATGATATTGGATGGAAAGTAGATGAAGACAATAAAATTAATGAAGAATGGTTTAAAACTAAAATGTCTTATTTTACAAATTATGGAAGAGATATGGAAATATTATTACTAAAAACTAAAATTGTACATAGCAAAAGAGTTTTTGGTAAACCTGATTTATTAAAAAAAATAACATTAGAAGATTTAAACAATGGATTTGAATTATATAAGGATAATTCTGAAGTAAAAAAAGAAATACCTAGTTTTTATTGTTAATTATTTCTTAAATGTTTATACTCTTGGCAATTTTTATAATAAATTATGATATATATTAACTCTTTTATTTCTTATATACGATGGATCATATTTTAAATCAATTTCATCTTTTGATAAATTTGATGTTAAAATTATAATAACATATGGATAAAGTTTAATATTTATGTCATCCAATAATGTATTCCATGTTGTTTTATTATATACTTCAGTGGGCATATCTGCGTGCATAGTTATTTTATTATTATGTATTTTATCTAATATAACATCAAATTCATCAATTAATAAAATTAATGGATTATTTTTATTTATTTGAGCTCTATCATAAATATTCTCTAAACTATCACCTGCAATTGTTGGATCATAAGTTTTACAATAAGAACCTTTTAATTTTTTTGCAATTAATAATGCTGTTAGAGATTTTCCTGTTCCAGGAAGACCATATATCATAGTAACACATACATGATTTTGATTATAATAATTTATAGTTTCATCAATTACTTGTTCTTGATTTTTATTTGGAATATAATTTGAACATTCAAGATCTCTTTTTTTTGAATATCTGTGATAATAATTCCCTTTTAATGTTATCAAGGAAATATAAATATTTTTATTTTCTTCTGAACCAATATATTGTTTTTTCGTTAATTCTTTAAATGTTTGTTGTGTTGCTAAACAATATAATAAACAAGGTGTATCTTTATTTATTCTTTGTGATTTATAACCAATATAATAACGTCCTATAAATAGTCCATATGGTTCATTATCTTCATCTCTTATAGTTGAATGTTTTATATTTTTTGAAATACATGTAATAACATTTGGATCATTTATATTATAAAATGAATATCCAAAAAAAATAAACGGTATTATTATAACTGTCCAAAAAATAGACAGTGATGATAATATTATTGTTGAAAAAATAGTAAATAATAACATATAATTACTTTATATATTGATTACTATTTTTTTTTCAATTTTTTACTATCTGGATCAATTACAAATTTAAATATTTTCTGATAGCAAGAGCATTTCTTGCACCATTATATATTTCTGTTTTATTATCTGTTTCTATGACAATACTTGGATATCCTGGTATATCATATTTTTTACATAATTCTTTATTTTCTTCATTATCACATTTTACATCGATAGCTTTTATTCCATCTGATGTCTTTAAAGAATTTACAAAACCATTCCATTCTGGTTGAAAATCTCTTGAATATTTACACCATTCTGTATTAAAGTTATATACTTTTGTTTTTATATTGTTATTTTCTAAAAGCATAAATTTATTTTCTAATTCATCTTCATTATTATTTATTTTTACTTGATTATCTAATTCATTATTATTTACATTTATTTTTAATGCATTTAATAAACCTTCAACATTTCTAGAACCTTCATAAGGTGTTAATTCATTATTTCTAGCAATAATTATAGTTGGTACACTTGTTACTTTAAATTGATTACAAAAATCTATATTTTCATCTAAATCACATTTTACATCAACTGCTTTTACATTTTCATATGATTTTATTAAATCAGAAAATTTATCCCATATAGGTTGAAATTGTTTAGAATGACCGCACCATGTAGTATTAAAGTTATAAACAATTGTATCATTATTATTATTTTTATTTTTAAATACCTCATTATTTTTATTATAAATATCTGGATTATCAGTATTAAAATCTATATCATCAAAATTTTCTACATTTCTAACTTCATTAAATAATGTTTCAATATCTTGTTTACCAACTAATTTTTTAAAGTTATTATTTTTTTCAATTATTGTAGTTGGAAACCCATCAATATCATATTTTTTATATAATTCTTGAATATTTGGGTTTTTATCATCAGCATTAACTTCTATAACTCTTACTTTTTTATTATTAAATATTTTTTTTTTAAATTGATTAAAGATAGGTTTGAAATGTTTACAATGCCCACACCAATCAGCATAAAAAAAATAAACTATAGTTTTATTATTTTTTTTTTTGTTATTGCAACTTAATACAATATTTTCTTTTAAATTATCATTATTTTTAACAACATATTGAAATTCTTCTTTATCACATTTTTTACTATTTAAAAAATCATTTAGAAATATATGAATTAAAATTACACAAAAAATTAGTATTAAAATATTTTTAATAAATAAACTATTATCCATTGATTTTAATTAGAAAATAATTTATAAAAATATATAAGAATTTTTTTTCTAAAATAATATATAATAAAATGTCAAAAATTAACATAATGTATGATGAATTAGCCTCTTTATTTGGGCTTAAAAATAATGATAAAAGACCAAGATTATTCTTACATATTCTTTTAAGAACTGTTCGCAATAGATCAGTTCATAGACTTACATTACATGGTAATGGTTCAACTTGGGCAACAAAAGGTGGTGTTGATGAAAATGATATTGATCCTGAATTACAAGCTTTTGTTTTAGATTTAGAAGACGCTATAAATAGTCGTAGAATAGACCCAGATAAAATTAATGAACAAAATATAATATTAAATAAATATTATAAGGTTAAAAATATTAGTAAAATTGCTAAATTAGTTGGTTCAGAAGATGATGGTAAAAAATTTAATGGTTTTAATAAAGATCTTATAAAGACTGAATTAGACAAACATAAAGAAGGGTTTAAAGTAAATTCTGCTGATCCAGATCTCATCCCATATAGAGGACAAACTATATTTAGCTATAAAATTGATAAAGCTACTGCTCAAGGTATGTTAGAAGATACAAAAAATGAAGCTACCCCTGTTGCTAGTACATCTACCTTTTTAGCTAGTTTTGATGCACCTTCAAATACTGATACATACTTTAGAGATTCAAAAGATCCTTCTAAATTATACACTAAAGATGATGCTGGAAACCTAGTTGAAGTAACTAGAGGATCTGCTAAATTCTGGGAAGAAAGTAAAAAAAAAGATAACTGTGCTGGATTTCATGTTGCTAAAGATAAACCAGATGCATGTTCTTATTATTTATTAGACTGCATTAATGGTTCCGATCCAACTACATGCAGAAATTATATGGCTGATCCATCATTTTGGGGTGATAATGAAAATAGTATTAAAGAAGAAGTAAAACAAATGTTACCTGCAATGGCTTTAACTACTTTAGAAAAATTTGGTTTCAAACAAGTTAATGTTGTTGATTCTGTTGCTAAAAAATCTTTAAATAAAGTTGAATCTGTTACTACATGGTTAGAAAGATTAAGAAAAGATATGAGTAGTGCTTTAACAGAATATGCACAAATAGAAAGTAATACTAACTTAACATTATATCTTAACTTACTAGTTGAAAAAATCAATGGAAGTCCACATATTCTAAATGAAAAGATTGCTGAATCTGAAGAAACCCAACCATACAATCCTTCTAAATTTAATGGTCAACTATTATCTTCATATGGACTTAAACCAAAATTACCTTCAGGAAGTAATATTGTTTCTTCAATGTCAAGATTAAGTGATACTATGAAATATGGTTTAACTGCTACTGCTACATTACAACCAAAAGTTATTGTTGCTGTTAATCCTGGTTTTGTAATGAGTGGTGGTGCAGATAATATTCAAGAAGATTATAAATTTACTGCTGTTGAATTAGAAAATCAATATAACTTACTTAAAAATATGCTTAAAGCTCATGGTAAAGAAATTGATTCTTCAAATGATCTTGAATTAAAAGCACTATTTTCTAGTTTTAAAACTACTGAAAATAAACTTTGGCAAACAATTAAAATCATGAACAAATATGTTGAATTAATGGATGCTTTTGCTTACAATGATCCAAACAAAGTATTAAACTTAGAAACCCTTAATGAAATTGTTAAAGCTCATGAACACCAACTAACCAAAACCAGTAAAAAACAAGAAACCATTGTTCAAGCTTTACAAACTCTTGCTGATGTTGTACAAGAAGCTGTTAACAAATCTGGTCCATCTAAATCTTCAACTGGTGTTCCAACTTCTGCACCTTTCACTCACCACAATTAAACCAATATTTATTTATAATTAAAATAATTATTTTAATTATAAATTCTTATAAAAGCATTTTATTAGTAATATATAATATGGGAGCTGGATTGTTACTTTTAGTTTCAGTTGGCAAAGAAAATATTTACATATCAGCACAACCTGAAATTACATATTTTAGAATTGCATATAAAAGATATAGTAATTTTTCTATTGAAACAGTTGCACAATATTTCAAAACTATACCTGATTTTAGCAGACGTGTTACTGTTAATATATCAAAAAATGCAGACTTACTTGGACAATCATATTTATTTGTTCAATTACCAGATATTATAACTAGTAATCATAGTATTTTACCACAAGGAATTAAAAAATTTGCATGGAATAAAAAAATTGGTCTTTCACTAATAAAATATATTGATTTTGAAATTAGCGGAATACTTGTTGAAAGAAATTTTGGTGATTGGCTTAATATATGGTATGAATTAGTTGTTCCATTATCAAAAAAGAAATCCTTTAACTCAATGATTGGTAACATTGATGTATTAACATCTTATTCAAATGGAAAACCATCTGTAAGTTTAACTATACCACTTAATTTTTGGTTTTGTCAAGATTCAGGTTTATCATTACCTCTTGTTTCAATGCTTCATAATGATATTAAAATTCATGTAGAATTTAATGATTTTGATAGATGTTATAAAGAAAGTCCAACAAATTATTTAAAATTAGTAGAACCATTTTGTCTATTTAAAAAAGATGAATTATTTTATCAAACAGTTAATAACAATCAAAATATAGGTCAATTTATTTATTATGATGTTAATAACCAATATTTATTTTATAATAAAATTAAAGGAGATTTTATTGTTCCTACAAGTAATACTATTAATTATCCTTTATTAGGTAGTAATACATCATTTGAATGTAATATTTCTCCTAATACAACAATAATTAATGATGAATCGTATTTTCAATATAATATTCCATCTTTATTAACAGCATATTTATTAGTTAATTATGTTTATTTAGATAATGAAGAAAGATTTAATTTTATTAATAAAACACAACAATATTTAATACCAGTTGTACAAAATATTCCTGAGCAAATTTACTACAGTACAAACATCTCATATAAAATTCCTTTTATAAATCCAAATAAAATTATTTTTTGGAGATGTTGTTTACAATCAAATATAACATTAAATGATGCTTTTAATTATACTTTATTTCCAGTTACAACAGATGAAACATCCATAATTAAAAATGTACAAATTATTTTAAACTCTATTCAAAGATCTGAATTAAGTAGTTGGGAACATTATTCTTTACTTCAAAATTATATTAATAACTTTACAACACCGCAAAATGGAATTTATATGTTTTCATTTTCATTAAATTCATTAGATTACCAACCTTCAGGAACATGTAACTTTTCACAACTTGATGATACATATTTACAAATTACTTTTAATAATAAAATTAATTATCAAAATCCAGTTTCTGTTGTAGGATATGGTATACAATATAATTTATTTAGAATAGCTGATGGTTTAGGTGGGTTAGGTTATTTCTTATAATATTTATTACCATCTATCACCATTATTAACAAGACTTGTATCCATAAGTTGAAAATAACCAATTGGTATTGCTAATATTGGTACTCTCCAATTATCAATAGGACCTTCTATTTCTACTCTAATATTCCAATAACTACCAACAACTCTTGTATAACATCTCATATTACCAGGACTTGAATTATTCCAATCAACATTTATTCCTACCACCATACATACCCATTGCGAAGCATTAAATATTTGTGTACCATATTTAACTTGAATATCTTGAGAATCACCCATATCCATTCCAAAAAACATCATGCCTAACCCATTATTTACTGTTAAACTTCCTGTTAATTTTAGATTTTCCCATAATGTGGTTCTTCTTGCTTCACCAGGTTTGCCTTTCCCAACAATATTTAATGAATCGTCCCAAATATTATAACCAATTTTACCTGCATTTACTTCTCTTGTTGCATCACTTGCACCTAAATCAATAACATTATTTCCTGGTATTAATAAATTACCACTAATTGTAACAGTACCGTTATCATTTAAATCCATCAGTGAACCTGCATTAGTACCATCACCATTATATCTCCAAAAAGATAATTTATTACCATATCCACCAGTCATATTCCATATAGACCAATCATTTGTTTGGTCTTTTTTACCATCTTTTAGTGAATTTAATATACGTATACGTCCACCTTCATTTGTTTTATTTTTTACGCTTATATTATCATTTGCCGATAAACTGTTAGTAACATTAAGTGCACCTGGCATTGTTAATGTATTATTAGATGTTAACTGAGTAGCAATACTAGATAAATTTCTTATGGCTTCAACATCCGCTTGATAACCAGATGTTGTTGATTGAAATTTTTCTTTATTACAAAATTCAATTTTATATAATACATATAACATTAAAATTGTAAAAATTATAAAATATATATCATATTTACAAATATTCATATATAATATAAACTATATTTTTTTTTAATTTAACCATGCAAGTGATCCTATACCACTCATAATTCTAATAATTTGATATTCTTTTACAATTACTTTTAAATTATAGGGTTCTGATAAAACTAAATCATTACTATCAATTTCAACTTGTACATTATCTAAAAAGTTAAAATTTAAATGACCACTATGTTGTAATTCTGTTGGATTTAATGAAAATGAATATGCATAGTATCCAATGTTTGGTGAAGATTTAAATTTATCATATGGTATAACTGAATTAAAATAATTATAATGTTTTTTTGAAAAGAAATCATCTCCATTATTTTTAAGTTTCATTTCTATTATAGGACTTATATCTGTACTAACTTTTTGATTTTTATATAATTTATTAAAATATAGTGTAAGTCTGTATAATTGTGTATTTAATTCATTATTTTTTAAATATTTATCCATCAAATATAATTCAAATCTAAGTTCAAATTTATTTAAATAATCATTTAACTGTATATTTGTTATTCTAGTTGAAGTTCCTATAATTATTTCATTATCTATTGCTTCTATTATTAAAAAACTATCAATATAAGTTGTTGGAATTTCATCAGTAAAAACTCTTGTTACTTTCCATTTATCATATAAAGTACTAGTTATATAATAATCATTATTATAATAATCTTTAACATAATTTACTTTTTTATATGATGTATCATTTAAATGATAAATTGGTTGTGTAATAAAGATAATATCTTTAACAAGATTAAATAATTTAATTGATACTAACTGATTAGTATTAAATACTAAGTTAACTGGATAAATTTTATATCTTTCAATTAAATATTCGTGTTGTGTTGAACCAAATAATTCTCTTTCTGTTGTATCAAGAATAATTGAATCAATATTTAGTTCTACTTTGATTTGAGGTATTGTTGATAAAGTACAATTAGTCATATCGTTTAATATAATATTATTTAAATTTTCTATTTGATATTTTAATAATAAATCAACATATGGTAAAGATAATAATGGTAATGATAAAGTTGATGAATGAGTAAAAAAAAAATCTAAAGGTAGTATACCCATCCAATATTCTGATGTTTCTTTTATTTTAACAATTTTTTCCGTTTGTTTTTTCTTTTCAGCTGTCATATATAAATTATATGTTATATTCATTGTATCACTATTAAGTGTTTCAATTATTTGATCATTTATACAAAAATCAGTTTTTTTTATCCAATAACTTGGCAATTTTAATTGAGGTTTTATTATTTTTGTATTTTTAATTATTTGTTTTTCTAATGTAATTTTCATCAAATTTGATCTTACTATATTTCTATTATCAATTACATTAACTAATTTAATTCCATCATTTAATCCAGAAATATAATATCTTGCATATAGTATTTGATTGGTAAAATTGTATTCATTGACATTTTCATTACAAAATAAATTTATTGTTTTTGTATCGGGTTGAGTATAAAATATTAAATTTTGTAAATTTTCTTGTTCAAATAAAATATTTATAATTCTTACAATTATATTTTTTTTTAAGATTAAAAAATAGTTAGTTACTAAATCTAATAATATATCACATCCTATAATTATTTCTTTATTATCAATGTAATAAAATAGTTTTACACTATATTCATTTGTATCAACTAATAATAAATCATTTAATAAATCGTTGATATCAATTTCTTTTTCCAACTCTATTTTATATAAATATTTACCTACTGATTCACCATATTTATTATAACTTTGCAAATAAAATTTATTATAATGTGATAAATCATACTCATCTAATAATTTTATTTCATATAATTCATTTATATCCTTTTTATAAATATTTGTATTAATAAATTGTTTTTGTATAAAATTAAAAGATATATCATAGTTTAAATCAAATGTTAATTCTATTGTGATTTTTGAATTTCCTATTTGTATTGTTAATGTATTTATCAAATTACTATCAATAAAATATTGATAATTAATATTATTTTTAAAATCAAGTAAATAAGGATAATCAAAAACAAGTATTTTTGTATTTGGATTATATGAATACTCACTAATTAACCAAATATTGTCATTCCGTAAATTTTTATTTTTTAATTCAGTATTTGTAAAATTAATATCTAATGTAAATTTTAATAATGTTAAATCTAAATTATCTGTATTACCTAAGTATTGATTTATATCATCATATAAATAAATATGAGAATTTTCTATTACATTAATATTAATATTTGTTTCATATAAAAAAATATTTTTTTTTGTTATACTTAAAATTTGATTAGGTATTGTTTCACCAATATTAATATAATGTGTTATATTATCAATTGTATATTGAACATTTATTGATACATAAAAATTATAATTGTTATTAATTTGAATTTCTAATGGATATAATTTATTATTTAATTTAAAATTAGCTGGTAATAAACCATCTGGATCATTAATATATTCATTATAATATGTAAATGGTTTGCTTAGTATTAATTCATAAGTATATTTGTTTGTATCTATTACTGTTAATATATTAATCAGATTAACTATTTCAATACTTTCATATGTTATCATTATATTTTTCCCTAAATAATATCCTGTTGCATCATAATATAATGGTATTAATTGTGATTCATATCTTACATATGTAATATCTGGAATAAAACTAAAATTATTATTATAAAAAATTATATTTGTTTGTGTTTGTTCTTTTATACCAATTATATAAGAAATTTCTACAATATTATTTGAATTTACAATGACTGGTGAAATTATATTTATTTTATTTGTTTTTGATAAATACATCTTAACATTATTATTTTTATAATTAACATTAAATACATTTGAAAATAATATATTACTAGATTGTAATGTTACTTCGTAAACTTTTCCTAATAAATTACTTGTTACTAAATATGTTGTTAAACCAATTAATGTAAAGTTAATATTTGGGTTATAATTATTTAATAAATAAAAATCAATTTCAGATGAGTAAGAATCATAATTTAGTATTTGTGTAACTGAATCATTAATAAAGTTAATATTATAAATTACATCTGGTAAAATGATATCATCAGAATATGAAATATAATAAGGAAAAATATTATTTGATTTTATGATATAATTAGGTTCATTTATTAAGTATAAGTTATTTGTATAATAATTTGTTTTATATAAAAAAAATTCATTTGTTGGTAAGTCTGAAGTTATTTTCATTGTAAAGTCATCATTAAAAACATAATATTTATTTAAATTATTATTATTTGTATAACTTATAAATGTATTATTTTTAATTTCCAATAACTTGTTAAATTCTTGATTAATTTTTTTTAATTGTGATTTATAATTTAACCAAATATTATTTATCACTAATTTATCAACACTAAAATATGAATAATAATTATCATCAACAAAATTTACATCAGAAATAAACTTTTTATAATTTTCTCCTTGATCTGATAAAAATTTAAATAGATTATTAATTTCTATTCCATAATAACTGTTATTTTGAATATTATTTGCAAAATTATAAACTTCATTTGTAATTAATGACATATCTCTTGATATTGTGAATTTATTTTCCAGAATATATTGATTATTTAATACATATTTTCTGCTTATTGCATTAATACCATTACTATTTAAATTTTTAGTTGGGTCTGTTTCATCTTCATCAGTAAATACTAAACAATTACCATTAAAATAAACATTATTATAATTATAATCTTTCAAAAATAAATTTATAGAATCTTTGACATTATCCCAAAAAGAATAATCATTAAGCCAAAATTTTAATTCATAAATTAAATCAATAAAAATATCTTTTTGTATTTGTAATTTATTATATTCACTAATATTTGTATTTATATAAATTAACAAGTTTTTAAGATATGCTAATTCATCATTTGTAAAATAAATATCAGATGTATCTTTTTGAAAATTATTAAGTATATAAATTATTTTCCCCTTATTTAATAAACTTTGTATTTTTGTATTTTCATAAAAAGATAAAATTGACCAGTATGACCATGTTTTTATTGAATTAAAAATTATTGATGGTGTTATATTTGTTTCGGTTTTTATTTTGTTTATAATTTCGGGAATTGTTTTACTTAATCTAATTTTATCAAAATTATCTATATTTATTTCATTTAGTATAAATAATTGAGTATTTAAATTTGATATTTCTGATTTTGTAAATATTAGTGATTGATTATTATATACATAAGTTTGTTCTATTTTCAAATATAAATTATCAATATAATATGTATTATTTGAATCTAAAATTAAAATATCACCATTAGTTGATTTTATTTCATATTTATAGTAATCACCTATATTTATTAAAGAAACAATAACTGGAATTATTATTTTTTCTGTAAATAGATTATTATTATTAAAATTAAATAAATCTAATATTTGTGTATCTTTATGGTTATTATATTCAGATAACCATTTTGTATTATTTAATACATATGTTTTTATATAATTAAGATCATATAAATATATTGTTTTTATATTATTACCTAAATAATTATTACTTACTAAATAATATTTATTATTTTCAAAAACAACATTTAGTGGATCACTAATTTTTTCTATTAAATAAATATTTTTACCAATAAATTGTGCACCATTAATTATTTCAATTTTAAATTTATCATTTACATTAATTGGTGAACCAAATGTTGTAATATCATATTTATGCCAAATTAATATTTCATTTTTATTTGTATCTAACATTTCTGTAACTTTAAAATAATTTATTGAAGTAAAATAATAATTAAAATTAACAAAATCAATAATAATTGGATATATCTTATCTAAATAAAATGTTGATGATTCATACATAATATTTGTATATAATTTTAATTTATTCGGATATATAATTTGAACAAAGTGTGTAATAAATTCATTTTTCACTGTTATTTCTAATAATAAGTGATATGACTCTAATTCAAGTTGATGTTCATCTTCTGGAATATAATTATTAACAAAATTTGTATCAACAATATCATTATTATTTATTATGATATTTGTTAACTTTGAATTATTTATTATATATTTAAATTTTTTTATTGTATCTTGATAAACAGGTAATTGATAATTTTGAACATTTAATATTGAATATGTATTTTGTAAATAAATAATTAAAGGTGTAAATTTTACAACACAATTTCCTAGTATTTTAATATCATTAATAACTTCAAGAAATATTGTTGTATCACGATATGATAATGTTTTTACATAATTAATGGTTGAATTAATTTTTATAGGTTGTAAATAATAAAAATAGTCTTGAATAATAAAATCTAAATTTAATATTAAACTTTTTGAATTTATTATAGTTGAATCAACTTTTACAACAATGTCATTTGTTATATTTGAATTTTTAGGATATATATCATTGCTAAAAAAAATTTTATTATTATTAAAACTATAATATCTTACAATTAATGTTTTGTTATAATATATATCAGGTAAATTTATTATTTCTTGATTATTAACATAATAAAAATTATAATCAACTTCAATTAAATCAGTATTTAAGAAATTTTTATTAGTAATAAAACCATTGCTATTTATAGTAATATTACATAAAGGAAATGGTTGAATAGGATAGTAAAAATTATAAAATCCATCATTTAAATTTGGATTATCATAAAATATTATTTCATGATTTTTTATAAACTTTATTTTATATAAACTATTATTAAAATATAAATTATCTAAAATTTTCAGTAAATTAAAATTATTATAGTAATAATATCGATTATTTATACAAATTAATTCATAATATGTTCCCTTATGTTTAAAACAAAAAATATCAGATTGTAAAATATTATCACTTAAAATATATAACATCCCATTTTTTAAAAAATAATCACCTTTTAAAAGTTTATTTGAATCAATATTATATATTAAAGGTTCATCTTTGTCTTCATCTATAATAAATTCATCTAAATGATCAATTATTCCTAATGAATAATAACCAGATATATTTTTTTTAATTTCATTATAATCTAAACTTAATAATTGTAAATCATAAATATTATTATAAGTATCTAAACCTAAAACTAAAAATAAATTATTATCAATAATAATTATTTCATTCATTTTTAAGTCATTAAATTCATAATTGATTATTTTATAATTTAATTGTTTATCTTTGTATATAACAATATTATTTTTATTGTAATGTATTTCATTTAGTGAATAATATATTATAATATCTTTTTCTGTATTTATGTTTGATTGATTATAAATATTTAAATATAATCCTTCGCTATTTGTTATAACATTGTTTATTAAAAAATAATTATTATCATTATAAATAATTATAAATACTGCACTATTTATTATTTTTATTATATTAGAATCTAAATATATAAAACTATTATTAAAACTTTGAATAAATCTTCTTTCAATTAGGTTTAATTTTGGCAAAATTTTTACTGATCTATCAAAGTTATAATCTAAAATCTTCATATTATATGTTTCATCTTTATAAAAATTTGTTATATAATATTGAGATTGTATAGTTCTATTATAATCATTGAAAAATATATTTGATAAAATTATTTTATCATTTGATTTTGTTGTTATATTTGGTATTGACCCTAATAATATTATATTTGATAAAACATTAATGATAATATTATTTTGAATATTTTTTAAATAAACTGGTTCTGATATATTAGTTACTGTATATATAAATTTACTTTTTGAAATATAAAGCCAAAAATATATTGGATAAATCCCATTTAACAATAATTTAAATAAATAATAATTATTAAAACTTAAATTTTCTATATTATTAAAACTTAATGAATTAATGCTAAATGTTGTATTTGAATAAATATTAATTGATGAATTTAGTGATTCTAAACTTGTTATTGGTACATTAAATGAAAATTCAATTGTTGAAAAATTTTCGTTTATTTCTGGAATATGATCTAATACTATTAATGAATCATAGTAAATTGTAGTACCAAATGTAAATTTAAATGATGCTACAGGAACATTAATATTTTGTGTATTATTCTTTAATATTATTGGTCTAATAAATTTTTTTGTATCATTCTTAAAAACAAGTTCAACTTTATATTCATTTTTACCCAATAAATCAATATTTACATTAGTATAATCATAAATAAGTATATTTCTTTTATCAATTATTGAATTTATTACATAATTATCTTTTATAACGTTAATAGTACCATATAATTTATTTTCTAAAAAATTATCTTGTAAATCTATATTTTTATATTCTGATATCATTGGTAAATTTTTATTTATATAATCATCATTCAATAAATAAATTACTAAAAAGTCACCACTAACATAATATTTTGTATTAGTTTCATTTATTAAAACTTCAGAACCTATATTATTTAAATAAATAAACCTATTATTTATCAAATAATATGAATTAGAATATAGATTTATTGTATCATCAAAATTTATAATTATATTATTACCAACAATATTTAAATTACCAGTTACATTTATTTCAATCAATTTTAAGTCTAAATTTGGTAGTATTGATAACGAATAATTATTTTCATTTAATATATTATTAACTAATTGATTTGGTTTAAGTATATATTTATCTAGTTTTATATAGCTTGTATCTTTATATTTATTAAATGTCTCTTGATTAGTTGTTGATATAATAAAATTATTAATGTCTATTTTAAAAGGTGGAATTTTTTTTAATGTATGATTATAAAATTCAATTGATGTATTATTTTTTGTTTTAATATTTATAAATGTATAATTATTTATTTTTTTTATTATTGGTTGATAATAATTATCTATTAGAAAATTATTACCTAAAATATTATTTGAAGTATAATGTGTAAAAATATATGTTTCTAAAATTTTATTACTATCAATAGATAAAAAATTATATGAAGAAATATTATTAAAATTATAATACAAAATATCATTTAAATTATTAGGACTGATTGTTCCAACTAAAAAACTATTTAGTGTAAAATCAAAAATATTAGTTGATATGATTTCTATAATATTATTTATATAATCAAAAATTTCAAAATAGTAAATTTTATTATTATTGTATAATACATTTCCTAAATCTCCAATAGATTGATTATTTAAAATAACCTGTATTTTATAATAATATAATGTTTCACCAACAAAAATAAAATTTTCAAATAAATTTGTTTTAACTAAATTATACAAATATCCGAATTTATTATTTTGATTAATCAAAATAGGTGGATAATTATTTATTTCATATATTTTTTTATTATCAAATAATATGTAATTATATCCTGATGTATCGATTATATTATTAAAATTTATTATTGTTTTAGAATCTAAATAAATATCACCAATAAAATTAAATTTATCCAAATTAATATTATCATTATTTAATTCAATTAATTCAACATTGACATTTTTATCATAATTTATAATACCATTCATTAAATTACTTTTAAATGAATATGTATTTATTGATGTATTTGAAATATCAAATGCTATATCATTAAAATAAATTGAACTGATATTTTCATTATTAATTGGAAATAATGTTGTATATGTATAATTATCACAACTAAAAAATGTATTTTGAATTGTATTATTAAAATCAGGTATATTGTTATATGATTGTTTATATTCATTTTTATTTGTTAATAAAAGATAATCAGTGTTATCATTAACATATGTTAATTGTTCTTGATAATAATTTTGTATTGCATTTAAATAATTTGATAGACTTGAACTTACTTTACTAGATCCCTTATATAATATATTTGGTATACTTAAAATATTATATGATATGTTTTGTATTATTCCATTACTAATTACTGATGAATTATTACCATAAATATCAATACATAATTTACTAAATTTATTATAATCATCATTATTAAAAATTGTTAAATCAAATTCATTTATTTTTTTTGTATTATCAATTATTTCTATAGATGTTTTACCATAAATATTAACATCATTTAATATAGATAAATTTAAATTTAATATTTCATTTTGCGCTTGTTCAATAACATTAATTATATTGATATAATCAGGATCACTAAATTGTATATCAAATAAATTAATCATAGAATCTATAAAACCAATATTATTATTAGTTTTAATAATTTCATAATTAAAAATTGGACTTATTTTTTTACTAAAAAATTGATTTGTATTTAGAGGTACTAATAAATTTACTTGATAATTATTTATATAGTATTTAGTTGTTTTATTAGTATTAAATGGTAAATTATAAACATATATATATGGTTTTTGTGTTATACTATTTACATCAGTTTTTCCTAATAAAATAAATGTAGATTGAATAAAAAAATCAAATAAATCAGATACCTTTAATGAATTCATATAAAAATTACAATAATTAAATATTGATGGTATATAACTATTATCAATTTCTCTAATTACATATAAACCACTAATTAAATTATCAAATACAACAAAATTTCCATTATCATATTTCAATAAATGGTAATCATTATTTATTACTAACCAATATGTTCTGGTAGGATCATAATTCCAATTTTGACTTATTGGTACTGGGAATATTTTATTATCTATTGTATTTGAATCTATTGATCCAATATCAGTATAAATTAAATTAATTAATTCTAAATTTATTTCTATAATAGTATCTTTGATAAATACTTGATCATAATTTGAAGTTATTTTATAATCATTTTGATCATTTTCTACTTCAACCAAATAATGATATGTATATTTATCTGTTTTTATTGTTAATACTTTAAGATAATTAAAATAATTTGTTATAATATTTGTAGTTGTAAAATTAAAATTTGAAATATTAAATCTAAATTCATCAACAATATTATCATTTAAAATATTATTATTCACAACATTGTATAAATTAATCAAAACTACATTATTATAATTTGTTTGGGTTGATGACACAAAATTTACAATGGGTACATCAATTTGATGTGTCTCTAATAAAGTAAAATTTGATTGATTATTTAAATCTATTATATTATCAAAATATAATGTTAATATTGTATCATTTAATATAAATTTACTAACATTATAAATTAAATTTGTTGTTTTATTCACTATACTGTATTCAGAATTATATTTATTATTATTATACCAATTATTAATTGTTATAGTATTATTTAATAAACTAAAATCTGATATATCATATGTTGTTTCAATTTTAAAATTGGTATAATTTTTTATTAAATTATTATTTAAACTAATTGGTTGATTATTTACATTAAAATTTGTAAATTCAATATTATTTATTAAATTTTTTAAATTTGTAAATTCTGTATCTAACATATTTATGACTCCAAAAAAACTTGTTGAATAGAATAATTCTAGAAAATATTTTTTTATTTGTTTTAAAAACATTATTTTATTTGAACATAAATTTACATAAAATGTTAATCTTCTTTCTAATTCTATTGAATCATTTAACTCACTATTTGCTTCATTGTTTGTTATATTTTGTAAATAATTTAAAAAATAAAAATTATTTATTTTATTTCTCCAATAAATTAAAAAAATATTATCATTAAAATATGACAAATTAACTATTTTTTCAACTAATTTATATGCTAAATATGGATATATTAACATCAAATCTACGGGATAAATTATTGTTGTTTTAGATATATTAATTGTATTTTGAATTGTTGAATTTAATCTAATTAATGATGGATAATTATTTACTTGTCCATTTATACTATCATTCAATAGTGTTAAAACACTAGCTGTTTGATTATAATCATCAAAATTAACTTGTGTTTTTGTTTCATCATATTTATTTATAAATGTACTTAGTATAATATATAATATTTTAGGATCTTTAATTATTAGAGTATTAAATAATAAATTAATTTTATTTTGTGTTATAGAATATTGTCTTTTATATATATCAAATATTTGTAGTTTTGAATTAATTATTAGTGGATTAATATTATTATTCAAATAATTTGACCATTCATTGTAAGAGTTATTAAAATTTACAACGTAATCTGTATTTGGTACATTATTAGTTTGTAATAAATACTTTTTAAAAAAAGTAAAATATGTAAAATTATTTGAGTATAGTTGTTCTATTATATTAAATATAAATAATGCATCATATAATAATCCATTTAATTGATATTCTAAATAATTAATAATATTGTTTTGTATACAATAATTGTATATTACATCCATATCATAATTTGATTGTGTTATAAATTTAATATCATTATTTACATATTCCAAATATTGTTGTACTTCATATAGATTATAATATGTTTTATTACTTCTTAAATTATTAAAATAATTATAGCTTGTATATAAATAATCAATGATTTTATTATTTAAACTATTTGTATATGAATATTGAGTAATAAGTTGATTACATAATTGGAAATCATTTGAATCAAACATTTTATTACTTAAATATAATTCAAACCAGTTCATTAATTTATTTATTTCTGTAATTATAGGATTTTTCTTATTGTTAGTTAGTTCTAAAATATTAAATCCTAATGGTAAATCTGAAATTTTTATTATTTCTGGTAATAAATTTTTTATTACTAAATTTGAATCTAATAAAATCTTATTTGTTTCAATGTTAAATAATTTTAAAAAATAATTGGGTAAAATTAAATATTCATTATTTAAATTAAAAATAAAACTTTCTTTGTCACTATATAATATTTCTAATTGATTAATATTATAATATTCATTAATTATTTTATTTTCATTAATATTTTCAATAATATTAAATTTAGGAATTTTTAATACATAATACACCGATTTTAATAAATCACCATAATTTTCAATTTTGTAAGAATTTACAGTATTAAAATTTTTATTACCTAAATTTTTTATATTTTGTATAATCGCAAAATTTGTACATTGTTTATATACTATTTTAAAAAATGTTATTTCTGGTCTATATGTTAATGGAGCATCTGCTATTCCTGTAGTTATTAATTGAATTAATCCTCCGTTCATAATACTATTAAGATTAAAATAGAAATTTATCTTTATATTTTAAATAAAATATAATTAATAATAATGTCAAGTGAGTATTATTTATATTGTGTTATTTTAAAAAATTGCCCATATAGTGAAGCTGCATTTTCATTACTTAATTCTTATAATAATATTAAAAAAGAATTTACTTTTGTTGAACAAAATAATAAAGAAATTTATAAAACAGAACAAATTAAAACTTTTCCACAAATATATTTAAAAAAATATAATTCTAATGGTACACAACTTATTGGTGGTTATAGTAATATTAAAAATATGTTTGATCAATTTTATGGTAATTATGATAAAAAAATATTAAGAATATTTTTAGATGAAAATAAATCTTGGAGTAAAAAAACAACTCTAAGATTAATTGAACTAATTAACTCTTAATTTAAAATTATTGATTTATTTTTATATATACCTACCTCTTTATATTCTGTATCATATACTTTTCCTTTCTCTTTATTTTCATAATAATATATAATTCCATTTACTTCTAAGCGATCTAATAATTCTTCACTATCTATATTTTCTATTTTATTTAATGATTCATTTAGATTTAATAATTCTTTTGGTTTTAGATATTTGCTTTTTAAAATATTAATATCTATTTTTTCTCCTTCTGCTATTTTATTTAATAGTTCATACTTCTCTTCAATTAATATTTTTGAATATTCTTTTTTGATTTTTTTATAATATTCACTTATTTGGTCTCGTACAATATTCAAATTTTCTTCCACATTTTCTAACGATGTAAATAATTCATTATTAATCTCACTAATCTCTTTTGATTTTTTCATACATTTGATATATTGAATGAATTTGTTAGTTTTTCAATTTTTTTAAAAAAATTAGTTATTTAATTTATGTGAGTGAATCCAACAAAAAATATTATTTTCAAATTTATATTGTCCTATTCTTGTACATTGATTACATTTTATTTTAGTATTTTTTATTTCAGTTAAATTTTTAGTGTAATATATTATTGGTATTGGTTTATTATATTCATAAGATAAAATTAAATTATTTACATCATTTGTATCAATCTTTTCTTTTATTTTTATATCTGCACTTTTCAAAATCATTTTTACTTCTTCGATTTGAACATCCATAATATATTACATTAACATTATTATTTTCTAAATTCAATTTTTTTATATTTGGATAATTTTTTTTACTATTTAATCCAGTATATGTTTTCAACGAAGTAGTATTTATAATTTTGTCTGATCTGGTATTTATAATTTTGTCTGATCTGGTATTTATAATTTTGTCTGATCTGGTATTCATTAGGTTGTCTGATCTGGTATTCATTAGGTTTTCTGATCTGGTATTCATTAGGTTGTCTGATCTGGTATCTATAATTTTGTCTGATCTGTTGTTTATTCGGTTGTCTGATATTGTATTAGTTATTGTATATTTTTGTTTATTTGTTCTTTTATCCTTTTCTATATTTATTTTTGATAAAGAACAACAATCCACTAAATTGCTATCATTATAATCATCCCAAGAAGCATACATTCTACCTACATAAACCATAATATATACAAATAGATTTTTATTATTTATTTATTCATTTTTTTTCTCGTTTTAATTATATGGAAAAAATATCTTGGGTTAATACAAAAAATCTTAATATACAAAAAATAAATATCAAAATCAATGATTGTATCGAAACAAAACACTTTACAAATAATGGGAAAAACGTAGTTCAACTTAATAAAAAAATACATAAAATTTTTAATATTGACGATACTAAATCAGTATTATTAACATGTAATGGTGCTATGGGAATAAATGCTTTAATAGGAGGCTTAAATATTTATTATAATAAACAATTAAAATGGGCAGTACAATCATTTACTTTTCCATGTAGTTGTCAAGGACCATTAAAGAATAGTTTAATATTAGATATTGATGAAAACATGGGACCAAATATTGATAAATTATATGAACATATTAATGATTATGATGGTATTTTAATAACAAATTGTTTTGGATGTTCTACAAATATTGAACTATATGAAAACTTTTGTAAAAACAATAATAAACGTTTATTATTTGATAATGCAGCAGCATCATATACAATATATAAAGATAAAAACCATTTAAATTATGGTAATGGTTGTATGGTTTCTTTACATCATACTAAACCAATTGGTTTTGGTGAAGGTGGTTTTATTATTTTTGATAATAAATATTTAGAATCTATGGAAAAATCAATATGTTTTGGATTTTCTCCAAATGATAGATTATTATTTGATAAAAATGCATCAAATTATAAAATGTCTGAAATATCCGCAATTTTTATTGATGATTATTTAAATAATTTTGAAAAAATATATGAACATCATAAAAAAATAATTAGTTATTTTATTGAAAAAATTAGAGAAAAAAATTTAGAAAATAAAATTTCATTATATAAATCATTTTCTAATTACAAAGATTCATTATTAGCAACTATACCTATAATTTTTAATAAAGAAGTTAATATAAATAAATTTATTGAAAATAATATTGAAGCTAAAAAATATTATTATCCATTAGATCATAACTGTAAAATGTCGGTTGATATTTTTAATAGAATTATTTGTTTACCATTAAATTATGATGTTAATAATTATATAATTGATAAGTATATTAGTATTATATCAGAGTTAAATAATTATTAAAAGTCTTAGTATTTTTTTACTAAAATAAATTCATTTGATTTTTTAAGAGAGTATATATCTTTTGCATTTTTAATATTATCTAAATTTCCAATTACTTCAAATTTATTTAGGTCTATTGATTTAATTATATCATTTACTGCTATTTTAACATCAGGACTATGTTCGTAATCTTCATAATCATCAAAAATAATCCATCCACCTGGATTCACAAATTTTTCAAAATTATTATAATCTTTTATTACACCATCATAACTATGATCACCATCAATAAATAATATATCTGTTTTAAAATTAGTTTCATTTAATTTATTTAATAATGATTCATCTGTTGAAAAATTTTGGTGTATATTAACTTGATAATTATTTTTATTATATTTATCTATATTTTTTTCTATTATTGTACGTGAAGTTCTTTCTAAATGTAAAGGATCAATACAATTCATTTCTGTTTCATAATTATGTGATAACATTAAAGATAAAGATCCTCCATTAAAAGATCCTATTTCTGTATATATTTTTTTATTAGGACCCAATAATGTTCTTATATCATATAATATATGATAATGATGATGCATAGTTGAACCATACATATTTTCACTAATATTTTTTACTATTTCATTTGAATCAGAATTTTCAATTAGACTTTGTAATTTTTTTTTATTTTCACTTTCATTAGTATTTTCATAGTTTTCATCTACATTAATAAAATAAACAAGTATAACTAAAAATATAAATAAATATATTAACAGCATTTTATTACTATATTATATATGATAAAATATTAAATCTAAATAATTATAATGATTAAATTAATATTGTTTTTATTTATTTTTATTGGAATATATTATATTATTACATATTCAATTACATGTTTTTCAAATGTTACTGAAGATTTACCAAATATAAAATTTGCGATTGTTATTCCTACATTTAATAGAAATAATGGTAAAACTATACCATATTTAAAAAGAGCTATTGAATCAATAATATATCAAGAACATAAATATTGGGACATAATTTTAGTTGGTGATAAATTTGAACCTGAACAAATATTATTAGATTTTGTTAATGAATATAGTTATAAACTTCCAAAAAATAATAAAATAATATATCTTAATAATCCTAATGTTGAAAGGGATTATATAACAAATAAGGATAAACTTTGGTTATGTGCTGGTGCTACTAGTGTTAATATGGGATTAAAATATTGTAGAGAAAAAAATTATAAATACTATTGTCATCTTGATGATGATGATTATTGGTCATCAAATCATTTACTATATTTAGCTAAAATATATAATAAATTTCCAAATTGTATTTTTGCAAATACACAATCAACATATTTAGATTCTCATTTACCTAATGAATCAGTGGAAATCTTTGAAAATAATAGACAACCAATTTCAAAAAAAACAATACATTCATCTATTTCTTTTAGAATTGATATTATTCCTTTTTATTATGACACATCCTTAAGTGAAAATGGTATTGATGAACCGTCGGATTCATTATTATTAGATAAAATTAAAAACTTTTTAATAAATAATAAAAATTATTCATCAATTTATATATCAGCACTTACATGTTATCATGATGTTGAAGGTGAATTAAAATAAAAAATATATATAAAAAATAAAAGTTATTTATAAATATAAATGAATGGTTATTATAGTGAAGAAGAACTTAAAAATTTAAATTTTAAAAATATAGGTGATAATAATAAAATTTCTAGAAATGCAAAATTCTATAATACTAAAAATATTACTATTGGAAATAATTGTAGAATTGATGATAATTGTATAATTTCAGCAAGTAATAAAGGAATAATATTTGGTGATTTTGTACATTTATCAAATAATGTTAGTATTTCAGGTAATGCACTTATAAAATTAGAAGATTTTTCTGGTTTATCATCAAAAGTATCCGTTTTTGGATCAACAGATGATTATTCTGGTAAATCAATGACTAATCCGTGTGTGGGTTCTTTTAATGAATTATGTACAAACATAACAAATGGTGATATTATTATTGGAAAACATGCTATAGTTGGTTGTAATTCTGTTATTTTACCAGGTTGTTCTATTGCATCAGGAGTAAGTATTGGTGCGTTATCATTAGTTAACAGAAAAATAACAAAAATAGGTATTTATCAAGGTAATCCAATAGAATATATTAAAGAAAAAGATGATAATTATTTAAAATTAGAAGAAAAATATTTTAGTGAATATTATAATAAAACTACTAACACAATAATTAACGATAAAAATGAAATAAATACTAATAAAAACGAAATTTTAACAAAAATTAATAATTTGTTAAATATTGATATTACCACTAAAAACAATGAAAAAATATTAAATATTGGTGTTGATTCATTAACATTTATACAATTACAAAATATTATAAATAAAAATTATAATATTACTATTGATTACAATTGTACTATAAATGATATTTTAGAAATATGTGATACCAAAAATAAAAGTACCAATTCAAAATTAGTTAATGAAATCAATGAATCAAAATTAGTTAATGAAATCAATGAATCAAAATTAGTTAATGAAATAAATGAATCAAAATTAGTTAATCAAGTAAACGATTCAAACTCATCTATTACAATAATAGGTTTAGGACATAAATTATCATCAAAAGAGATTAAAAATGATTTTTATGAAAAAATTGTTGATACAAATCATGAATGGATTAAACAAAGAACAGGAATAGAAAGTAAATTTATTTTAGATGAAAATGAAACACTTGAAGAAATTATAATTAAATCTTCCTTAAAAGCTATACAATCTGCAAATATAAAATCTACAGAAATTGATTTACTTATTTTAGCTTCATCTACACCAGAAGATTTATTTGGAGATGCTAGTAAAATAGCTTTTAAAATTGGAGCAACTAATGCATTTGCATTTGATATTAGAAATGCATGTAATGGATTTATAACTAGTATGATAACAGCTGAAAATTTTTTAAAAGATGAAAAAAAATATAAGGTTGCACTAGTAATTGGTGCAGATTGTTTATCAAGATATGTAAATTGGAATGATAGGAAAAGTAATATTTTATTCGGAGATGGTGCAGGTTGTGTAATTTTAAAAAAAAGTCTAGTAAAAAATAATGGTATTTTAGATAGTTTATTAAAAACTGATGGTGAATATAATTCTATATTAAATATATATTCTAAAACAGAAAAAACAACAATAAATGATATAAATCTATTTAATAATAATTATAATAAACTAACATTAGATGGAATTAAGGTATTTAATTTTGTTACAAATTTTATTCCTGATGGTATTGAAAAATTTTTATCTTCAAATAATATTAATAAAAATCAAATTAAATATTTTGTAGTACATCAAGCAAATATTAGAATAATAGAAGAAATATCAAATAAACTAAATGTTAATAAAGAAAAATTTATTTATAATATTGATAGAATAGGAAATACTTCTGCTGCATCTATACCTATATTATTAGATGAATTGTATAATGATAATAAATTAGATAAAAACGATTTATTATTAATATCTAGTTTTGGTGCAGGAATGAGTGCAGGAATAATACTTTTCAAATGGTCAATGGAAAAAAAAAAAACTTATAATAAAGTAGCATTAGTAACTGGAGGAACTAAAGGAATAGGTAAACAAATTGCAATTAAACTAAAAAATAAAGGATATAAAACAATAGTATGTTCAAGAAATAATAACAATAATTTACCAGATATAGAATATTATAAAGCGGATATTTCAAAACTAGATGATATTAAAAATTTATATGAATTTATATATAAAAAATATGGAAGACTAGATATACTTATTAATAATGCTGGAATTGAAGGTCCTGAAAAACCATTTATGTTTACAGATTTTGAAGATATTCAAAATTGTATTAATATTAATTTGATGGGAACAATATTAGTTACTAGAATTATGATAAATTTATTAAAAGACAATAAAGGAATTATTATCAATATTTCTTCAATAGCTGCAGGAAATAATATTTCAAATTGTTTTAGAAGAACTATATATTCTATGACAAAAAGTGCTATTGGAACATTTACTAGAGGGCTAGCAGGTGAATTAAAGAATATTTGTAATGTTTTTTCAATTAATCCTCCATTTGTTGATACTGATTTATTAGATAGAGTAGTTAATAAATATAATATTAATAAAGAAATGATTAATAGTAATGGAGTAATTAAAAATTGTAATAAATTAATAAAACCAAATGATATTTCAAATATTGTTTCTTTACTTATAGATGGTAAAACTAGATATAGAAGTGGTGATGAAATATTAATACTTGATAGTAATAAAACTAGTTATATGAAATATTTGTATGAAAAAATGGATGATAGAGATAATAATAAATTTGAAATAAATGATATTGAAAATCATCCAATTTATAATTTATGCTTTTTCCAAGGACAAGGATTAAAACTTACTATTGATATTAGTTTAATAAAAGAATATATTGAATTAAATAATTATGATAAATTAATTATAAAAATAACAAATTATAACTTAAATGAAATATTAGATTTGAATAATAAAGAACCAAGTAATACTATTTATCAACAACTAATTATATTTATAGCTTCATATATTTTATTTTGTATTCAGAAAGATATTGAACCTTTATTTTTTAATAATATCGGTTATATGGCTGGATATAGTTTAGGTGAAATCACTGCATTAACATGTTCTGAAAAAATTTCATTTGAAGATGGTTTAAAATTGGTTTATACAAGAGGATATACTATGCATTTAATTTCAACAAAATTAAAAACTACAATGATAACAGTTAAAGGTTTAAGTGTAAATGATATTAAAAATAAATTATCACCAAATATATTTTTATGCATAAATATAAATAAAAATATAAATATAATAGGAGGAGATAAAGGAGAATTAGAAATTTTTAAAGAAAAAAATCCAAATATATTAGTTAATGATTTATTAGTTGAAGGTTCATATCATACACCTTATTACAAAGAAGTTGCAGATGCACTAGACATTGTATTAAATAATATTAAATATACAGAAACAAATATTAAATTATATAGTAACTATAATTCAATAATTTATAATAAAGATAATTATAAAGATTTAATTAAAAACCAAGTGTATAACACAGTTGATTGGTTTAATACAAATAATTTATTAAAAATGGAAGATATTGGTGATATTAAAGAAATAAATATTTCAAACAATTATCTATTAAAACAATATGACTCATTTTACTAAGAACAATTTAATTCATTTTATAAGAACAAATTAATTCATTTTATAAGAACAAATTAATTCATTTTATAAGAACAAATTAATTCATTTTATAAGAACAAATTAATTCATTTTAACAAGAACAATTTTTATAATATACTGGAAATGGTACAACATCTTTAATGCTTTCCATGCCTGTAAATAACATACACATTCTATCTAATCCTAATCCAAAACCACCGTGAGGAACTGTTCCAAATTTTCTTAAATCTAGATAAAATTCTAATAGTTTAGGATCAATACCTTTAATTTTCATCATATTCAATAATTTATCTAAATTTTCTTCACGCATTGATCCGCCAATTAATTCACCTACTTTATGTGGCATTAATAGATCAAAATTTGAACAAGTTATTTCATCTTCATTTTGTTTCATATAAAAACTTTTTATAGATATTGGCCAATTTGTTACAAATACTGGATTATTATTAAAATATTCTGTTAAATAATTTTCACATTCACTTGATAAATCATCACCATATGCTATTTTTATATTTTCACTTTTATTTATAATTTCTATTGCATCTTTATAATCTAATCTTATAAAGATACTATTAATTATTGCATTTATTTTTTCAATAATACCCTTAGATACAAACCCATCTAAACTTTTTAAATCATCAATATTATTTTCCAATAAATAATTACCAACAAATTTTATATATTTTTCACCAATATCCATTAAATCTTTTAGATTTATGAAACAATTTTCTATTTCCAAATGTGTAAATTCTGATAAATGTTTATTTGTACTTGAATGTTCACTTCTAAATGATTTATTTGTAGTATAAACTGCACCTAATGAACAACTTAATGCCTCTAGTTGTAATTGTGATGATACTGTTAAATATACAGGTTTTTCAAAATGATCAGTTGACCAATCATATTTATTTGTATCTTTAATCTTTTCTAATTTTGTTAAATCAGAAATATCTTTTTCAGTTACTTGAAATACTCCTGCACCACCTTCACATTCATTTACAGTCATTATATTTGGATCCAAATGTAAGTAATTATTTTCTTTAAAAAATAAATGTGTAGCAAACGATATTGCACTTTTAATTCTAAAAACTGAACTATAAGTTATTGTTCTAGATCTTAAATGTGGATAGGTTCTTAGATATGTTAATGGTAATTTACCCTTAGATAATGGATAATCGTCAGGTTCGGCATAACCTAATATTTTTAACTCTTCAACTTGTAATTCATATTTTTGACCTTTAGCTGGAGAATCTACCAAATTTCCTAATACTTTTATTGAAGTTCCCGTTGTTATATTATCACAGTTTATCTTATTATTATCAATAACTAACTGTAAACCATTTGATTCACTACCATCACTTATTTTGATAAATGAGAAATCTTTTTGTGATCTCATTGTTAATACCCAACCACTTACTTCAATATTTTCTGAAACTGATAATAAATTTTTAATTAGCATAACTTTATATATATTCATGTAAACATTATTACTTTCAATTTTTTATAATTATTTAGTTGATATAATTGAAATAAATATTTTGATTTAAAAGAAAATATTCAATTATAAATAATGTTTTTAATTGATAAATATCAAAATATTTCAAATGATTATATTTCTAAAAATCAAATGATCGAAAAAATATTAAACTGTTTTAATACACATAATAATATGTATAGAAATATTGATGAAATTGTTAATAAACCTCCAGAAGAATTTATTAAAACAATTGAAGAACTTGAAAAAGGTACATGGAAATATGCAAATTTTCAACATTTAATTGTTTATGGTTCTTTAACAACAAATAAAGAATTTTTAGTTAATTTATTATTAGAAAAAATATACGGTAAAAGTGGTATTGAATTAAAAGAAGTTGAATATACAATTAATGGCTATGGAAACACCAAAACAAAAGTTTCAATTAAACAAAGTAAATATCATATTATAATTGAACCTAACTCAAATGGATTTGATAAATATTTAATACAAGAAATTATCCAAGATTATGCTAAAACAGAATTACTTAATATTTTAAAATATAAAAAATTATTTAAAGTTGTTGTTATTAATAAATTAGATAATTTATCTTACTATGCTCAAGCTTCATTAAGAAGAACAATGGAAAAATATTCAGATAGTTGTAAATTTATTTTTATTTGTGATCAACTTTCAAAAATTATCGAACCAATAAGAAGTAGATGCATATTATTTAGAACTTCATTACCAACAAAAGAACAAATTTTTGAAACTATATTACAAATTGTTGAAAAAGATAAAATTAATGTTAGTCTTGAAGACTATAATGAAATTATTAATTATTCTGAAAATAAAATTAATAATGCAATATGGTTATTAGAACTTAAAAAACATGATATTAATTATTCAGATAATTGGAACATATTAATTTATAATATTGTTTCTATGATATTGAATAAAAAAAATTATAATAATAAAAAATTCTTTTCTGTTATTAAAAAAATTAGAGAACTATTTTATGATTTGTTTATTACAAATATTCCCACACAAACAATAATAAGACTTATAATGATTAATTTACTTAAAAATGTTGATGATCTAAAACTTAAAATTAATATAACTGAAATTACTTCTATATTTGAACTTAGATTATCACAAGGAACTAGACATATTATTCATTTAGAAGCATATATTATTAGATTATTTTATCTATTTAATATGCACCTTAATGGAATTGATTATAAATATAACTTAGATCAACTAGAAATTTGATTTATTATAAAAATTTATAAAGTTAAAAAAAATTTTAAAAAAAAAAAAATAAAGTTTAAACTTAGTTTAAACTTTTTTAGAAATCATATAAGGATAAAATTTCTAATATACTATATAAACTTTTTATTATTTATGGAATTTAGATGTAATAATTGTAATAAAAACTATAGCTCATATCAAAGTCTATGGAATCACACCAAGAAATTTCATAAAGATATATGTAAAGGTAGTGTAAATAGTAGCGTAAATGTAAGTAAAGGGTGCGTAAAGGGTGTATATAAATCACAAGAACTAATAAATAAATATATTTGTAAAGATTGTAATAAAAGTTTTTCTTGTAGACAGTCAAAATATGAACATAAAAAAAAATATTGTAAAAAGGATTTAATAGTTTTAGAGAATAAAGTTGTACCAATTACAACTATAAATAATAGTAATATAAATAATGGCACAATAAATAATAATACTATAAACAATAATCATATAACTATAAATCAATTAGGTAAAGAGTCAGTAGATTGTTTACCAATAAATGATATACTAAAAATATTATCAGATGGAAATAATATGCCAATAACATGTATAAAAAAATTAAATTTTAATAAAGATATTCCAGAAAATCATTCTTTTTGTACAACAACACTTGAAGGAAAACATTTTACTAGAATAAATCATAAAACTCAAAAACCAGAAAAAATAAATAAAGTAGATTTTATTAATGAAGTATTAGATAGTTCATTAAGATTTTTAAATAATATATCATTAATGGTTGAATTTGATGAGTCATTTCGTGATAAAATACCGTTAGATTATCAAAATAAAATTAAAGATATTGTGAATAATCAACATAAATTTATAGATGCAAAAAATAAAAAAGCCTTTTTTAATTGTATTAATGACATGAGCTACAATTTTAAAGATTTGATTTTAGAAACGTGGAAATTAATTCAACCAAATGAAATCTATATAATTGATGATAATGAACCACCATTAATTGATGAAAATTTTAATTATATGTCAAGCGATGATGAAAATTGATTTCGTAAATAATAAATTAACGAAATAATATTTTCTAATTTTTTTATATGAGTATTAATTTAGATGAAAAAATTAATTTAATCCATGAATTTATTTATAATAATTTAAATAATTGTTATGATATTGATAATATAAACATTAATAGAATTAAATTAGATGACATTAAAATACCAAATGGTAAAATTCAAGAAGAAATTTACAATCAAATTATAACATCAGGTAAAATACAATTTAGTTTTGAAAGCTATAATAACTTATATTATAATGTATTTACTGATGGATTTCCTTATTTAGTAAAGTTATCTTCAACTTCTATTGATAAATCAAATAATGATGCTTTAATATCATATATATTAAGTGAATTAGTTTTGAAAGAAAAATTAAATATACTACTTCCTATTTTAAATATTGATATAAAAATCAATGATTTAACTAAATTTTTAAAAGTTAAATCAAATAATTTTTTTGAAAAAAATAAAAAAAAAATAATTCAATTAAAAATTAGAGAAAATTTTAATAATCATCATCAAAGTAAAAAATATAACATTAATTGGAAAGTATTTTTATTTTTGATAATATATACACTAATACAAATTAAAAAATCATTTAATGAATTTAAACATAATAATTTGATTTTAGATAATATATTAATTGAAGAAAGACCACATAATACAATTTATGAAATTAATGGTATCACATTTAATTTACCTGTTAATAATTTTACACCAAAAATAACTAATTTTGAAAATAGTTTTATTTCAAGTAAAATAAATAAAAACATTAATGAAAATATAGTTTTGGAAGAAATAACTGATAATGATGAAGATTTTGATAGTGAAATAATAGTTGAAAATAAAGATTTAGATGATAATATTATTGAACCAAAAATTAATAAAAAAGAAGAAGATATGATTGTTTTATGTAAAGATATATTAAAGTTAAATAATAATTTAAATTTAGAAACAAAAAAATTTCTGAATAAAGTTATAGAGTTAAATAATATGAATTATGATAGATTATTAAATGATGAATATTTTGATGAATTTAAACAATTACCAAAGAGTAATATAAAAATTAAAAGTAAATTACAAGATAATAAAGATAAAATGTTAGGCAATCAAAAACATTTACTTGATAATAATGTATATGCATCAAGAAGAAAAATTAAAATAGAAACAGAATCAGAATTAAATAATATTAAATCAGATGTAAATAATATTGTATCGGAAAAAAGAACTATTATATCAGAAAAAAGAACTATTACATCAGAAAAAAGAGCTATTAAAACTGATGAAAATAATATAAGAAAAATAAAAAAAGATTTAGTAGGTGGATTTGATAAAACAATAAAGCCTCCTTATAAATCAGAAAAAAATACACCATTTCTTACAAATGATGAAAGATCTACATTTAAAAAAAGATCAGCAGAAAATCCACCAAGAGAACCTCCAATATTAATGGAACAAACAATTTATGACACATCAAAAAGTAAACCACCTGCGCCACAAGTTCCTCCGGCATATATACCAGTTTATGATGAACTTGGTAGTGCTGTCGCAACAATACCAGCATTTAATAATTTATCTGTACCAAATCCAGCTTATAATCAACCATTTCAAAAAATATATAATATATCAATGTCTAATCCAATTTCAAACTATACATCAATAAATAGAGTTTTTGAAGATGTTATACCGGGTGATCCAAGATCTTTAAGTTTTAATACAATTTTTGAAAGAATACAATTAAAAAATTTTATGAGAAATATTATTTTAGATCATCACGATGGTGAAGAAATGTGTATTAATGGTGGTAAAAATTCAATATTATCATACATAAAATTAATGGAAATTAATCCATATTCTTTAAAACTTAATCCTTTTGAAGATTTAGCTCATAACTTTTTATTATTTAGAGCTGGATATCCAATTAGATATGATTCACAAAAAAATAATTTAGAATTAGCAAAAGAATCAGTTGGATTAAATATTAGATTATATAATATGTCTATTGGTGAAGTTAGAGCAGAAATAATTAACAAAAATATTAATAAATTTGATTTTGATTTATGGAGAGAAATTGAATATTACAGATTTATACGTGATGAAATTTTATTAAAAAATGTATCCCCTAATTTTGCTAGTATGATATTATATAAAATTGATTCAAAATCTAATATTGATTGGAAACAATTATCAGTTGGTAAAAGTACAATAAATTATAGCAATTCATATAAAATAAATGAATTACATGATTTAAAAGAATTAAATAAATTATTACAACAATCTAGATTAAAACCAAAAGGACCTGTTAATTTATTTTGGATAAATATTATTAATGATATTAAAAATAATTTTTGGCTTGATATAGAAGTTAACTTTAAAAATAATAATGATTATAATTTAAAATGGATTGATCCAACAAAAATAGATTTCCAAGATTTTATAAATAAAAATAAAATTACCAAATTTCCAACTATATTAATTGAATATAACACAAGATTTATTAAATATGAAGGTGAAAGAAATTTACATGATTTTCTAAATTATTTAAATTATGAAATATTAAATACAAATAAATTAGATTTAACAATTACAGCTGGTAGAACTTTAATATTAATGACTGAAGCACCAAATACTAATTTAATTAAATGGGCATCACCAATATATGAAGGTCATGGTTCACAAGTTCAAATGAAAGCTACTGGTTATAGAAGTAATGAAGTTTGGAAATCAGTAATATTTCAAATATTATATATTTTGGCTGTATTACAAGAAAAAGAGATATATTTTAGGGAATTAAGTTTAGAAAATAATTTTTTTATAAAAGATTTATTTTATGATCAAGCTAATCCTAAATATTGGATATATAATATTGATGGAGTTGATTTTTATGTTCCAAATTATGGTTATTTAGTTATTTTTGATTCTAACTATTCTGATATAAAATCACCAGTTGATATTGATTTATCTAAAAGAGAATTTAAAATATGTTCTAATAAATTATTCAAAGATAATAATGGATCATTTAATATTCAAACTTTAACATTTATAAATCAAATGAGAGAAATATTAAATCAATCTAACTTTACAAATAAATTAAGAGTATTAGGTGCACATCCTGTTGATACAGAGATATTAAATTTAATTGAAAATATATTTGTTAATCTAAAAACTCAAATAAAAGACTTATTTATAATAAACTTTAAAGAATATTTACATAATAAAATTGGGAACTTATTAATGATAACAGAAAAAGACTTGATTAATTTTAATTTTAGACCAATAAATATAAAAGGAAAATTAATAGTATGGAGAGAAAGATATGAACAATATAAATGGGTAATTTATAAAGAAAAAGATGAAACATCCGCAAATAAACACATAATAATTACTAAAGAAAATAATAAATATATTGATATATCAGTACATCAAAATACATTATTAGGATATCCACCAAATGAAAAAATAAGTTTAAATAATATAACAGATCAACAAATAATTGAAAAATACATATTATTATAATCTATTTTTATTAGTGAATTAAATATTGAAATCTAAGATTTTTCTAGATAATTACTAACTTATTATTTATAATATTCTTTTGAAAATTGTAATGTGTCTCTTATATTGTATTATCAATAATATTTAGAAAATTATACACACATTTTATTAGTTGTGTCTCTATTAAATTTAGGAACTACTTCAGGATTATTCCAAATATATTCTCTAGGTGGTATAATTAATGGATCACCTCTTAGATCATAACTCATATTTTTAGTATATCTTAATTTTGGTTTCCACCAATTAAAATCTATTATAGGAATAACATTATTTGGAAAAATATCATGGATAAATGTTTCTCTTGTTGATATAATTATACATAATAAAATAATAAAAAGTATTAGTATCATTATATATCTTTATATTTTTTTAAACCATTTGTAATGGGGTATTACTAATTTGTTTTATAACTTTTATAAATTCTTCCTGTATACGTGTTGTATCATAAATAAGTACAATAGACCTATACCATCTCATAAAATTTTCTAATCGTGTTTTAATTTCATAACCATTTAATCTAATATATTTTTTATTTAAATATTCAAATGATGGATTAATTTTTATATCTTCTTTAAATTCAGGATTAATTTTAGATATTAACATCGTTTGTAATTCTTCACTTGAAATATCAGGATATAATATTCTTAAAAATGAATAATAACCTGAATGAATATAACAATACTCTGTTCTATCAAGATATTGTGGACCTTCAACAATTGGACATGTTTCTGATTGTTTATAAAATGTATAATCATTAAAATCTTGTATTTTTTTGTGGATACTTTCTAATACATCAAATACTTTTGAACTATCATAAAATCCTGATACACCATGAGGTTCAAAATGTTCAATGTATTTATTTTTATTATTTATAAATAACATATTAGAATGTAATTTAAATTTATAAGATGGATCTTTATGATTTTTTATATAATTTGAAATATTATTTATTTGAGTTTTTTCTTGTGATATATCTAATAACATTATTGGAACAAGTACATTTTTATTATTAGAAAAACAATAATTTAACTTTTCTTTATAATCATTAAAAGCTTCATCATCAATAGTATAATTATTATTAATATATAATAATATTTCTTTTTCAATATTATTTTTATTTTCTTTATAAGAATCAATCATTTTTCTATAGTCATTAATAAAAACTAAAAATTGATCTCTATTTTTCTCATTATCTTTTATTAAATTCTCAAGTTCCACTATTGAACTCTCAAGTTCTTTAATACGATTTTCAGAAAATATTTTTGATGTATTTTTTTCTTTTAATTTTTTATCTATATCAATTAAAGAATTAATCAATGAATTAATTATATAATCTTTTGTATCTTTATTAAGATCTAAGAAAAATTTTATTTTGTTTTTCATTTTAACTAAAATTAAATAACATGAACTTGATATGTCTGTAGTAGTTTTACTTAAATACTCTGTATTAAGTTTCCTTGAAATAATTTTAAAATTATCAGAAAATGTATTATGAAAGAAAAAGAAATTTTGTTTAATATCATCACTATTATCAAAATAATTAATTGATTCTTTTAAAATATATTTAAATAGTTCTACATTATTTTCATTTAAAAATACATTATGTGAATTTTCAAACTGATTTACATATACATCATATAATAAAGAACACATAAAGTATCCAATTTTTTTAATTTTTAAAATTTTATTTTGATATTCTTTTATTTGTTGTTCAAGCTCTTTTTTTTCTTGTGAATTGATGTATACTAGCATTTTTGGAGGAAAATTTTTATTTTTATAATAATATGAAACTAAAGTTAGTGGTTTTATTTCAAGTTCAGATGTTTTTGTTTTAATTTTATTTAAAATGGTTAAAACTAAATTAGATAATTTATTATATTCTGTTTCATATTCATCAAGTTCTTTTTTATATTCATCAAGTTCTTTTTTATATTCAACAACTTCTGTTGTACGTTGACTTGATAAAACTTTTGTATGTAGTTGAATTAATAAATCATTAGAATATATTTCTTTAATAATTTCATCATTTTTAAATTCTTTATCAGAACATATATTGTCTTTATTTGTACCTCCAAATTGTGATAAATTTTTATGATAAATATATTTTTTTTCATATATATTTCTTTTACTTATATTTTTAGTATTAATCAATTTTGATAAATATTTATTGATTTTATATTTATTATTTTGACTTTTTATTTCCATATATATTTAGATATAAAATTATTATATAGTATCTAAACAATTTTATTAGTTGTTTTCCAGTCATTCATGTTAATAATTTTTTGTTCTGGTATATTGAAATTATATTTTTTATTTAAATTATCAACAAAGTTATTTAAGTCTTTTTGTAAGTCATATGATTTAATATTTGTTTTATAACACACTTTTTTATCATTAATTTTTTTTGAAAATTGTATATAATCAACTTTATTGATATTAGTTATACAAAAGTTAGACGGTAATTTTGGTCTATTATTTTCTTTTAGTTGAGTATTATCAATAAAATTATAAGGATTTTGAACTGTATATTGGTTAATTTTAAGATTTGGAAATTCTGTATTTATAATATTAATTAATCTATCTAGTTCAGTTTGAATACACATAGAATTTAATTTTATTTTTTTATTATATCTAAGTGTATCTATCTTTTTACTAAATGATAAATACCAAACATTTTTTTCTTGATATAATGAAAAATTATCTGGTAAATCTGGTTTTTTATTATATGTTTTTATTTTTTCATTATTTTTATTTTCTCTATGTTTTTTTACTTTTTCGTTGTTTATTTTTTTGTATTCTTCTTCACCAATTTTATTTTTTAATCTTTCATAATATTTTTTAGTTCTTTCAGCTGATGAATTATTTTGTATTATTTTAATTATATTATTTTGTAGTAAATTATTATATCTTTTTGTTGCAAAGCTTAAAATCCAATCATTAAATATTTCATTAATTGATTTAAGTGGGGTTTCTTTTATTTTTTTTATTTTGTCACATAAAAAATCTTTAGAATCTTGATATATAAAGCCAAAATATATTCCTTTAGGATTATCTTTCATAAATTCATCTTTTGGTAATTCTAATTTTTCCAAAGTTTTAGAAATTATATGTAATTTATTATTTAGTGTAATACTATGATAATTTAACAAATATTTTTTACATAATTTTATAAATTCTGTTGAATATTTGTATACTGAATTACCTTTTGTATAACCAATAAGTTTAATTTCTTTTAATCTATCATATTGAATTGATTTACCATATAAACTAGTTGTTGTTATTCCAAGTAATGGGTGTTTGTATTTATTTCTGAATATGTCTTGAATTTCTTGTGAAAAAACTAGTTTTGTTAATAGTTTACCACCTGTAAAATTAAAACCAAATGGTTGTAACGGTACACATGTCGATAAGTTTAATATATAATTTAATTTTTTTTCATCAATCATTTTTTCTTTTGTCCAACCAATAAAATCGTCACGATCACTTAAATATAAATAATCTGATGTTAATGAAATAATTCCTAAATATTTATCTGTTTTTTCATCTGCAATTAAAAAATAAAGTTGTCTTCCAACCAAATGTGAATTTTTAGTAAGTTTTAATGATGATACAGTATATTTATAATAATTCCAAATATCCATTAATTCCTTATTGTCATCAATAAAAATTAATTTTAATTTAATATTTTTTAATTCATTTAAATCTTCAGACCAAATTCTATTTTCATAATATTCTTTTGAATGATTAAATTCTTGTTTTTCCTTTTTATTTATATTTTGAAATTTATAAAATTTATCAATAATTTTATCTTCAATATCTGATTTATTTTTACTATTTTTTTGGTTTTTAATTATATTTAAACATTGAGTTAAAAATTCATTTTTTGTATAATCTAATTTCATTATGTTACATTGACCACAACATGATACACAATTATCTATGGTATAATCTTTATTTGAATTTACTCTATCTATACCACCAGAACCAACTGTTTTATAGTAAGTTACTTCTTCAACACCACAATAATCACACTTTTTACTTATTAATTCAATAAATTGCTCTTTTGTTAGTCCAAATTTAATATTTCTTTTATTTGCAGATTTAATATATTCTGAAAATTTTCCAAATTTTGTATTTTTTAACAAATTTTTATAAAGTCTACCATTATATAATTTATTATAAGTTGCAATATGTTCACATAGATCAATAAAAACATCTTGATCTTTATTATTTTTCATTAAATTACATTGTGTACAACAAGGTACACAGTTTTCAATAGTATAATGATTATTAGAATCAATTCTATCTATTCCATTTATTTTTTCATCAGTATTTTCTAATGAACAATAATAACAAGATTTATTAAATAATTCAATACATTTTTCATCAGTTAAATTAAAATTTAAATTTCTATTTTTTGCACCACATTTATAATTTTGTATTTTAACATCATAAAGTTCTCTTTTTTTCCTATTTTTATTTGTCATGTATAGGGTTGTATAACATTTTTGGCATTTATTATTTTTATATTCAATTGTTATACTATTACATTCATTGCACATAAATTTATCTTTATTAATACTGTTAAATTTAATTGAATTTTCTTTTTTCTTTTCTCTTAATTTCTTTTCTTTTTCACGCTCATTTAAACGACAATTTAAACATCTTTCATAATTGTCACTTAAAATATTCCAACAACCCCTAACCCAATTTTTGCATACTTTTTTCCCTTCATTTTGTAAATTTATCATTTTTTTATAAGTCTGGTGTAATTTGCAATATTGATCATTTTCTAGCGGCTTAAATATACAAGTTAATCCCTTTTGATTTTTTCCTAAACATTTCATAACAATTTCTTTTTATATATTATTATATAATTTCAATTTTTTAAATAACTTATTTTGTGTAATTTGTAACTAACTTTTGATAAAAGAATAATTATATGATTAATTTATAATTATTTTTTTATAATTATAAAATAATGATGATAAAATATCGTAAATAAATTATTATGCTTAATTTGAATAGGCAGTTCCTGCCATACCAGACATAACTCTTAACACATTGTAGTTGAAGGCATAGATGTTAAGTAATGAGTTACTGTTGGCACCGATGAAGTTAGTACTGTAGGTGTTATCAGCAGGTTGATTGTCAAGACCAAGTTTAACTTGAAGAGTAGCATTATCAATTCTTGAGAAGTTGCATGTTCCAGATGGTTGGTGATCTTCAGGTTTTAGGGCAAAAGAGTAAACGTTAACACCATCAGCAGGGGTATTTGAGAAGTGTTGGAAAGGTTGGACATAGTTAAAGTAGTAACCATCTCTTTCTTGGAATCTATCTGAACCGTTAAGTTGTAGTTTAGCAGATGAAACAGGATTGTTGGTAGCATCTAAGTAGTTACCATAGTTGAAGTGATCTTGAACAGTAACACTTACAGAGTTTAAGTAAGATTCCATGCTATCACCGGTTTCAGAGAATTCCTCAACTAAACTTGCAACATTTAAAGACATATGGTACATAGTAAGATTGTTTTCAAGGATAACAACATTTTCAACACTAACAGATTCAGTTAAACCACTGGTTGAATAGTTAGAAAAAACTAATTGTGCTTTAACTAATTCGTCATTATCACCTAAATGACCAGCAGGACTAATAATTTCATTATTAGTTGATGAAGTATCGGCTGTAATAGCCCATGAATCACCACTTTCTTGTAAATCTTCTCTTGTAGATAACCAAAGGTGTTTAGCAAATCTTTCTCTTGCAGCTTCCCAATCTTGACCATATACAACGAACTCAGTTCTAGTAGCATATTTTTCAAGGTGAGGAGCCCATACAAGGAATTTGCAAGGATGGTTGAAGTTAAGTCTGTATTTATTGTTAGTTGAGGTTAAAGTTTCAGAACCAGTGAATTGAAGTTGTTCAATTAAATATTCATGAGATGCTTGAGCAAATCTTTTTCTTTCTTCAGAATCAAGGTAAACATAATCAATGATTAATGAAGCTTCAGCCATACTTACACTAGGTTCGGTAGCCATAGCAGTTTCTTTGTTAACACATTGAGATGCTTGTCTGAAATCAATGGTTACTCTAACATCGTGATATTGAAGAGCAATTAAAGGAAGAGCTAAACCATTGTGTCTATTGAACCAAAATTGAAGAGGAACATATAAAGTGTAAGCAGGTTTTTCAGAAGCATCAATGGTGGTTAATTCTGGAACATCACCAACCATTCTAGCAAAACCTCTTTCTTGTCCAACTTTGTGAGAAAGTTCCCACCAGATGTTTAGCCAATCACCATATTGTTCATCAATTTTAGAACCACCAATTTCAATTTTGTAGTGTTGAACAATAGCAAGACCAAGTCTTCTAACATAACCCCATTTATCACTATCAGCAGGAACACTTCTTAAGTTGATCATGGTATACATGTTGGTGATTAAATCACCGTTTCTGTTGATGGTGCATGTAACGGTTCTTCCAAAATCAGAGTTACCAGTGAAAGTTTGTGGAATAGGTTCTACGGAGAAGTTGGTATGTCTTCTGTAGATGATTTTGAAGAAAGTAATTTGTGGACTACCAGTAAGGTAGACATCTTGAGCGCCATAGGCTACGAGTTGCATAAGACCGCCTCCCATTTTCTATATATTATATCTTAGAAAAAAATAAAAATTTTTTATAATAAAATTAATTATATTACAAAAAAAATGATATTTTAAATAAAAAATTTTCAATATTTAAATATTTTTAATTTTTAACTAAAATTATGTTTTATTTTTAAAAACTAAATATTTTTATCAAAAAATAAATTCTCTATATTTATCATTTTATCATTGTTGTTGTTTATCCAAAAATCTATTTTGTTCTTTAAAATTCAACGGCTAACAATTTATAATATGATTTGTAGAAAAATTAATAATTAAATCATGATAAAACATATTATAATAATAGATTTAAATTTATTTTATTAGGAAATATAAGTAATCTGAATACATTCTTAAAATATAAACGCATTATATATATGTTAATATATTTTGGCTTGTCCGGTAGAAATTATGGATGGTTTTATATTAAAAATTACTAATAAACCATAATCTAACTATTTTATTTAGTTTTATAATTCGAGTATTTAATTGACTAATAATTGTATTATTAAATGGCTTATATTTTTTTTATAGATGAAAAATGAAATATTTGTTAGAATTATAAAATATTTTGTCAACTATATATATATTAATGATTGAACTTTTGTTAGAATCTAAATTAATAATTAATAGATCTGAAAATATTATTACGAGAGTATTAAAACCTCAAAAAGAAAAAATTGTTTTAGAATCAAAAGAAAGTTATGAAGGGTTAGGGGATTCATATTATACAGTTATACAACAAGATAATAAAATTATGTTATATTATCGAGCTTGTAATATACCTAATTTTAATGTATCCCATGAATATGGAAGAGAATTTGAAGTTACATGTTATGCAGAAAGTACAAATGGGTTAGATTTTATCAAACCAAATGTAAATAAAAGTACTAATATTATATTTAAAACACATTATTCACATAATTTTTTCCCATTTATGTTACCTTCAAAACAAATAATTGGGGTTGGTGGTACACAATATAATACGGGTGGATTATTACTATTAGAATCAAAAGATAATAACTGGTATATTAAATGTAAATTATTAGATGGATCACATCTTTTATCCGGATGGAATCATGATAATCATTTTGATTCACATAATATAGTAATTTATGACCCTAATTATTCTCATTATAAAATTTATATTCGCGATAATAAACCATCTTTTAGACATGTCCAATATACAACAACAAGTGATTTTAAAACATTTAGTGAATTCAAGAATGTTAATTTTATAAATTATTCAGATCATATATATACTTCAGGATTTTTTTGTTATTTCGAATCAAAATATTATTTGGGATTTCCATCTACACATGTTCAAGAAAATGCAAATAAAAAGGGTATGTTAATGTATTCATTAAATGGTCATGATTGGGAAATGATTGATGATAATGTTTGTTCAGATATAAATTCATCATATATGATTGCACATAATATGGTTATTATGAACAATAAAATGTTTATTTATGTACGAGATATTTATAAAAAACAATTAATAGCATATTCTTATGGACTACATAGAATTCAAGAAATTAGTTGTAGTGATGTTGGGACAATTAAATTAGGTTTATTTGATTTAAAAATAAAACAAGATATTTTTATTAACTATAAAACTAATTTATACGGTTTTGTACAAATAGAAGTTTTAGATAGTGATAATAAAATTATATTATCTTCTGAAAAATTAGTTGGTGATGAATATATAAAGAAAATTGTTTGGTTCGATAACCAACATATTTTATTAGATGGTAAATATTACATTAATGTTATTTTATCAAATGCATCATTATTTAGCTTTAAAATATAAAAAATAATAAAATTATATATAATTTTATTATTTTTAGAAATTAATATTAGTAAAAGTAGTTGGATCACCATATTTAACATCACAAGATACTGTTTTGCCCAATATATCCCAATAATACTTAGTATGTAATCCATTGCCTGGTCTAATAGATTTTACACAAGACTCATCTATTATATCTCCAGCTTTCATATCTTTAATAAAAAATAAAGATCTTCTAAATTTTTTCATTGCTTGTTCACCTTTAACACCACCATAAGTTATTTTTCCAAAAGTTTGTTCTACAATTCTTACCGAATCAACCATTTGTTTAAATTCATGGGGTTCTAAAGAAAATGCATCATCAGGAGATCCAGATTGTCTAGACAGAGTAAAATGTTTTTCAATTACTCGCGCACCTAAACATACTGAAGCAATTGGAACTTCAATACCTAATGTGTGATCAGATAGTCCTCCAATTACATTAAAAGTTTCCATCATATTTTTAATAGTTAATAAGTTAGCATCTGAAGGTTTTGCTGGATACTCAGCAGTGCATTTTAACATACAAATTTTATCACAACCATTTGTTCTTAGTATTTGGATAGCTTCTTCTAACTCTCCGGCAGATGCCATACCAGATGAAATAATAACAGGTTTCCCAGTTTGTGCAATTCTTTTAATTAAAATATGATCAGTAATTTCACACGAAGCAATTTTATAACAAGGAACATTAAGTGATTCAAGTAAATCAACAGCAGTAGTATCAAAAGGAGAAGAAAACGCATCCATACCTAATTCTTTTGCTCTTGCAAATAAAGTTTCATGCCATTCCCAAGGAGTATATGCTTTTGCATATAAATCATATAAATACTGATTATCCCAAAGTTCAGTACCTTTAATTTTAAATAAATCAGTTTTACAATCTAAAGTAATTGTGTCTGGACGATAAGTTTGTAGCTTTATAGCACTTGCTCCTGCTTTTGCCGCTTCTTCAACTAATTTAAGAGCTACATTTAAATCTTGATTATGATTTGCAGAAAGTTCTGCAATTATATAGGTAGGTTTATTAGGTTCAAAAAACATATTTATGTATATATATAAATATGGTAATTTTTAAATCATTTTTATATTAAATTTATTTAATATATCTATGTATTTTTGTTTGATTAATAATAATTCATCTTCCCATATTTTTTTTGTTAATCCTAAATAATAAACACCAATTCTTTTTCCATTTTTAATTATATTTTCCTCCTTTAATCCTTCAACTTTAAAACAAAAATTTTTGTGCATATTAACAACAATATTGTTAGTTTCAATTACTTCACAATTTATTTTTTCTACATTTAAAATATTAAACATATAATTAATAAAAAAAAATTCAAGTGCTTTACCAATACCTCCTCTTTGTTTTTCATCAACATAAAAAGCCCAGTCTGTTTTTTTATGTATTTTATCATAATTATTAACACTTATAATACCAATAACTTCAGATTCTTTATAAATTATAAATACTTTTTGTTTTGAATTTGTTTCTAAACTTTTAATCCAAATAAAATGTTCATCAAATGTAATATCATGATCAGAATACATATTATTTTTAATTGATAATGTATTTCTAATAATTCTTACACTTTCTTGATCATTTGAATTACATAATAATATATTTTTAAGATAAATATTATTCATATTATATATAAATTCTATCTTATTTTTTAAGTCATTTATTTTACATATATTAAATTCTTGCAATTGTTGAATATTTTGATTGTCAACAATTTTAATACAAATTTGCGGAACATTTAAGTATAATCTTTCATATGCAGTTATAGATAGAGAACCTATACATAAATCTATATCTAAATACAGTTGAATTAATTGATCATAGTTAATATCAAAAAGTAAAATATAATTTGATGATTTTTGAGTGAACTCAACTATACTATCAACATTTCCATTTGCTTTTCCAATAATTACATAAACTTGAATTTGATTATTAATAATTATATTATGCATTTGTTGCAAAATTTGCAAAGTATAATTAAATGGATCTGAACCTCCCAGCATTATACACATTTTTTCGATTTTATGTCTAAATAATGTTTTTTTATATTCCTTAAATTTTTTATTAATTATTACATGTTCTGAACCACATTTAATAATAGTATTTGGATTTAAATTTAATTTTTTTAGTAATTCAATATCATCAGAATTATAATTTATAAATTCATTACACAAATGTTTATATTCAAAAATATCTGAAATTACAATTAGTTTATTCGTATATTCATAAAGTTCTTTTTCAATAATCCAGTCTATTCCATAATGATCTATAATAATTTGATCATATTTTTTTTCAGAAATAATTTTAATCAGTTCTTCTAATTCCTGTTCTAAAGTACATCCAATCCATGATTTATATTTATTTAATTCTGGTTCTATGCAATAGTCAAGAAGTATCAGTCTGTGTGATGCATCTAAAATTTTTTGACTAATGTTTAAATTATAATTTCTACAAACAAAAGTATAAGTGTTTTCTGGATAGTACTCGCATAAATTTAAACAACGCATAATATGTCCAGTACCAATCACATTTGAAGAATCGCATCGTACTAATATATTCATATATAAATATATAATAAATCTTATTTAAATATATAAATATATAATAAATCTTATTTAAATATATTATAATATAAATTATTTATATAATGAAAACTGCGATTGTTACTGGAGGTACACGCGGAATAGGAAAAGAAATATCTATTCATCTAAAAAATAAAGGTTATAATGTAATTGCATTATATAAAAATAATATTGTATGTGCAAATATTATGGAAAATGAACACAATATTAAAACTATTAAATGCGATATAACAAATTATGAAGAGTGTGTAAATATTATTTCTAATATTTTAAAAAATAATGATATATATATATTAGTAAATAATGCAGGTATAACAAATGATAAATTCTGTCATAAAATGAATATTGAAGAATGGAACTATATTATAAATACAAATTTAACTTCATGTTTTATTCTATCTAAAATAATATTAGAACAAATGAGAAAAAATAAAACAGGTAGAATAATAAATATTAGTTCAGTTAGTGCCCAAATTGGTTTACTAGGACAATCAAATTATTCTGCATCAAAATCAGCATTAATCGGGTTTACAAAAACATTATCAAATGAAAATGCAGGATTAGGAATAACAGTAAATTGTATATCTCCTGGTTTTATTGATACTGAAATGTTAAAAACTATACCTAAAGAAACTCTCGAAAAATATATTGAAAGTATTCCAATGAAAAAATTAGGTTCAACTGAGTCAATCGCACATTGTGTTATTTTTTTAGTAGAAAATACATATATAACCGGGCAAAATATTAATATTAATGGTGGAATATATATGTAAAAGTATTTAAAGAATTATTTTTATATTATAATAAATGTCAAGTAACTTGGAAGTTTTAAATAATTTTGTAAATGATGGATATCATATATATGGCGAAATTTTTGATAAAGAAAAATGTACATTATTATTAAATGAAATTAAATCTAAAAGAACTTTTGATTCAAATTTATTCTTTACAGAAGAAGAATATAATATGTCAAGACAACATTTATCAACAAATCCAACTAAAAATTTCTCATTAATTAATAATATTGATATTTCTTTTATTGATAATAATAATGAACTTTGGGATAAAATTAATTTTATGCTTGGCGATGATTATGAAGCTGTTATTAAAAAAGTTATATGTAGTGTTCCTGATAATATTATTCCAGAATATGTGATGAAAAAAATTGATGGTATTAATGTACCAAATTTAAATGCATATATTAAACCAGAATTTAGAGATATTACATATTTTAGAGGTATTGATTATCATCAAGATATGATTGATTGGCCAAAGGGAAGAGTTGATTTACAACCTGAAAATTTTATCACTGTATATTTTTATATACATGATGTTCATGAATGTCATTCTCCTTTAAATATTTTACCAAAAACCCATAAACTTGGAGCATCAATGTTTCCCCATAAAATAGTTCAAAATTCAAATGGCAATTTAATTTATTTAAATGATAACAATGACTTAATTGAAACAAATAATTTAATTTTAACAGGCAAGACAGGATATTGTGCTATGTGGCATTCATGTTTACTACATGGTACAAAACCAATTACTGATAAAAATAATGATTTAAGATTATCATTAAGATATTTAGTTGCTAAAAAACAAAATAATAAAAATATTTGTGGAATTGATATTGTAAATAGTACTATTGATGGAAATTTAAATATGGATATAACACGATTTGATTTAGATGAAAATGGAATTCCTAAATTTAAAAATAATGTTTTAAACACTATTTAAAAAATATTTAATAATAATATTAAATGATTAATATTATTAGTTCTAGTTCTTCAATTGGTTCAATAGAAATATCAAATGATTTTTTTAAAAATACAGTTAATAAAGAAAGTGAGTGGATTTACAAAAAAACAGGTATATTAAATAGATATATTGTTAGTAATACAGATGAATATTATCAAATGATACTAAAATCAGCGAATGAATGTATTGAAAAATCTAATATTAATAAAGATGAAATTGGGTTACTAATACTAGCAACATCAACTCCTAATAATTTATTTGGGGATTCCTCATTTATTGCCTCACAACTTGAATTAAAAAATATTATATGTTTTGATATAAGTGTTGCATGTAATGGATTTATAACTGGACTTGTAACAGCAATGCAATATTTAAAAAATAGTAATTTTAATTATGCATTAGTTATTGGTGCAGATTGTTTATCTAAATGGGTAGATTGGAATGATTATAAAACTTCAATATTATTTGGTGATGGTGCTGGATCTGTAATTTTATCAAAAAAATGTGAAAATGGAATTATTGATTATATAATTAAACATAATGGAAATAAAAATAATTTACTTAAAATTGAAGCAAATAAAATGCATATGAATAATTCTTATTCTTTAATGAATATGAATGGATATGAATTGGTTAATGAAATTATATTAAATGTACCTAATTTAATTATTGAGTTACTTAACAAAAATAAAATAAAGTTAGAAGATGTTAGTTATTTTATTTTACATCAGGCAAATAAACGTCTTTTAGAAAAAATAGCCGATAAGATGAACATAAATTTTGATAAATTTTTAACAAATATTGAAAATGTTGGTAATACATCTGCTGCATCAATACCAATATTAATTGATGAAATTAATAATAAAGGATTAATCAAATCTGGTGACTATGTTATATTATGTGGTTTTGGCGCAGGAATTAATTATGGTTCAATTTTATTAAAATGGAATTAAATTTTATTTAAATAATTAATAATCTATATTAATTATATAAATGTTACCATATGGAAAACAAACGATTGATCAATCAGATATCGATTCTGTACTCCAAGTACTAAATGAAAATGAAATGCTTACAACAGGTAAATATGTACCTAAATTTGAACAGGATGTTTGTGATTATGTTGGTTGTAAGTATGGGCTCGCTGTAAATTCAGGAACAGCTGCTCTTCATTTAGCTACTTATGCAATTGATATTAAAGAAGGTGATGAGGTTATTGTGCCTGCAATTTCATTTGTAGCTTCTGCAAATTGTGTGCTATATCAAAAAGGTAAGCCAGTATTTTGTGACGTGGATGAAAAAACAATGTGTATTGATGTAAATAAAATAGAAGTATTAATTACAAGCAAAACTCGAGCAATTATTTGTGTGGACATGTGTGGACAACCATGTGACTATGATGTAATTAAAGCAATTGCAGATAAATATAATTTAATAATTATCCAAGATGCAGCACATTCAATTGGTGGAGAATATAAAGGAAAAAAAGTTGGATCTTATGCTGATATTACATGTTTTTCATTTCATCCAGTTAAAAATATTACTACATGTGAAGGTGGGATGATGGTAACAAATAATGATATTTACTATAAACGTGGATTACAGTTCAGAACTCATGGAATAACTAGAGATTTTAAAGAAAGAGAAAAGACTAATACACATTACTATGAAATGCAAGATTTAGGTTTCAATTATAGAATTCCAGATGTGCTTTGTGCACTAGGCTCATCTCAACTTACTAAACTAGATCAATTTGTTAATAGAAGAAATGAAATTGCAGATCAATATAATAGATTTTTTTCGAATCATTTGGACAAAGTAGAACCATTTGAAGTAAATAGTAACACAAAATCAGCATATCATATTTATGTGGTTAAATTAAAAAATGCTGATCGAGATGATTTATTTGTTAAATTAAAAAATGCAGGTATAGGTGTAAATGTACATTATATGCCAATATATTTACATCCATATTATTTGTCTTTAGGATATTCCAAGGGGTTATGTCCAATTGCTGAAAAATTATATAACCAAATAATTACGCTACCTATGTTCCCATTACTTAAAGATAAAGAAGTTGAATATATATGTAATCAAATAATTAGTCTAATTTAAATATTATATATTGTTAATATTGATAAATTTAATTTTTGGATATATTTTATTAATTTTATCAATAAATATATTATCATCAAAGATAATATCATTAAATATTAATTTATCATCAAAATATTCAGTCCAGTAATTATAAATTGATTTTTTATATTCATAAGTAAAATATTCATAAGTAAAAAATATTGATTTGTTTTCATCTTTAATATCAGTTAAAAATCTACTAATACGTCTATTATATTTTTCTATTATATCATTATTTGATATTTGAGTATTAAAATCATGCACAAAAAGAATTTTATATTTTTTATTATAAACAGGAATTAAATTAACAATTAAAGATGGATCATTATCATATTTTTGTGTAAATGTTTTATTTCCAAATATTAAATCTTTATTATCAAATAAATTAATACTTGTATCATCCTTAAGTACTAAATATATTGACTCAAAATTTTTAATATTCCAATCAAAAGGATAAGAAATTAATCTCTTATTACATTCCTTTAATAGTTGTGCTGCGCCACAATTAAATGATATTGGTATATTTATCATATAAAATATCAAAATATTTTAATTAAATTATTTTAATTAAATTATTATTTATAAAATAAAATACTCGACAATGGATATTTTTCTTTAAATTCATAAATAACTGAGGTATCATTATTTTTTTCTAATTTAATTGGATTGATACATCTAAAAAAATTTGCAGATCCAACATATTGTAATTGTAACATAAATCTATAACCAGATATAATAGGTTTTCCTTTATGAAATCCATGTGTATTTTCAAATATTATTGTCCCTTTATTTCCATTAATAGTTAACATATTTTCTTTTCCATATACTAATTCTAAATAATTATCACTTAATCTATCAGATGGTTTATAATTTGGTGGAGTGATAATATTATTTATTGCTCCTTTAACATAACAATGAGGACCATTTAAATCAGTTACATCATTTAAATAAATAAAAACTTTTAAAAATTTTATATCATCATAATCTTGATGAAATATCATTGTTCCATCATTATAATTACCATCTCCATTTGTAATCCAAAAATTTGCTTGTGATAATATTGGTATAGTTCCTAAATAATCTTGACAAATATTTAAAATAAAAGAATCAGTAACTAGATTTTGAATTTGAGGTATTTTAAGTATATCTGCTTGATTTAAAATTTGAAATCTACCAATACCAGTATTATAAATATCATCTATTTGACACATATTACCATAAAAGTCAGTATATTTTTTTCCATTACAGTTTTTTAAAATATCATTAATAGTATTTTCATCTAATAATTCATTATGAACATATATTCCATCTTTTATTAATTTATAATTAATATTATTTATTTTATTAAAATTTGAAGTAGAATTAAAAATATATTTGTTATGTAGCTTACTAATTAAACTAATAATATGACAATATAAATTATAGTTATTTGTCATTATAATTGTTTCAAAATTTTCATCTTCAATATATTTATTATTAATTAATTCTATTAATTTAATATAGTTATTTTGGAGACATAAATTAATAATCATTGAATGTTTACTTATATAATTATTTATCTGATTTGTTAACATTATAATATATAAAGATATTTTTTATATTATAATATTATAATACAAATGATAATTTTAACTAGTGAAAATATTATTGATTCCATAAATATCAAAATTATAGCTGAAAAAGTAAATTATATTAAAAATATAAATATAAATAAAGAATTGCATTATTTGTCATTAAATAATAATTATATATATTGTAAGACAAATAATACAGATATTATTCCAAATAATGAGAAGACAATTAGATTTAATATTTCTAATCCTTTAGAACCAATAGAAGATATTTCATTTGGGAAAAATTATGGAATTGCATCACATAATATGTATTTTTTTAAAGATAAACAGGGAAAAACAAAAGCAATTGGAGGACAGCATTATGGAATTGGAAATTATGAAGATGATATTAGGAAAAATAATAATTATGATGAGTATCATAAGAGTATTTCATTTATAAATGCAAGACCATATCAAATTACAATGTCCGGTTGTCATGCAATTTATAATCATAATCAGCCATGTCCATACTATGCTAATGGTTTACATTTATTTGCAGAAGTAAATAATGATTTGGTTTGTTTAAATAATAAACTACCAATTATTTCAGGAGTTCATCCAGGAAGATATGATGGTCATTATGGGCATACTAATAATTCAACATTAGAATCATGTAGAAATGGTCTTAGTGTATATGACTCACTTGGTTCTATTGTTTATAATAAAGAGAAAGATTTATATTTCATGTATCATAGAGCTAATATTGGTACTGGTAGACGTAGTATACAATATTCTACATCAAAAAATTTATTAGAATGGGATGAATTTAATATTGTTAATTTTGGACAAGATCATGACTACTTTGGTTGTAATATGTATTATTCTAATTTTTTTAATATTCCAGACACTAATATTTATTTAGGTATTATTCCATATATAAAAAGAGTATCTTCTGAATATAATTCAGTTGATACAAAAGAAGAATATAGATTATATTATTCATATAATTGTGTTAATTATAAATATGTTGGAAATGTACATGAAAATAATGAAATTAAATCATTAGAAAATAATTATTTAATAACTAATTTATCATATTATTTTGATAATAAAATGTTTTTTTATATTTTTAATCAAGGAAATTTTAATATATATACAATGAAAAAAAATAGATATATGTATGTAACTAATGAATTATTTAATGAATCTTATTTTAAAATTAAATTAGAAAATAACAAAGAAATTAAATTAAATATAAATGTTGAATCTAATGGATATTTGCAACTTGAACTTTTAGATGAAAATAAAAATCCAATTGAAGAATTTACTTTTAATGATTGTAATAAAATTAATGAAATTGATTCAATAGATTATATTATTAATTGGAATAATAAAACTATAATTCCAAATAATAGTGTTTATATTTCATTTAAATTTATAAATGCAAGAATATATTCTATTTTTTAATCATAATAATTTTCAATATTACATTTAAAAAAATTATGTGAGAATTCTGATAATAACATTAAAAATATAGAATTATAATAATCTGGATTTCTTATAAAATTTGCTAAATATCCAACATCAAGATCTTTAAATGGAATTTTTTTATTAATAATATTACCAATTATAGTTTCTGAACAAATTAATTGTTTTTCTCTTAAACCATCTACTAATTGTATTGAATTTGAATAAACTATTTTATTTATATCATTATCGTCATGTATTTTAATTATAAAATTAATATTTACATCATTTGTTAATACTTTTTTTGTGTTAATTTTATCTTGAATAAAATTATTTAGTTCAAATAGATAATTATCAATAATTATTTTATTTTCATCTGTGAATGAATATTTCTGGATTTCATTTCCAATCATATTATCTTTAAAATAATTGTAATTATTAAAAATATCGAATATATTTATAATTTTTATTTCTTCTTCAAAAATAATTAAAGAACTTGGTTCAATTTCTAAAAATATATTAGTTTCTAATAAAATATTTGCTTCTTTCCCACTAATAGGTTTATAATTATATTCTTTTAATATATCTTTATCATTTAAATAAACACTTGATAAATGAGCATATGGCAATGCTTTATCTATATTAAAATCTAAACATGTTTGAAGAATATTTTTTAGCATATTTTTATTTTTATTTGCTAATATATTAATTTTTTCTTCAAATGAATAATTATTATATATTATTGGCCATCCAGATGCAGTTCCACCCTGTCCCATAAAAATACTAAATTTATTAATAGGTTTAATTTTTTCAAATATATTTCCTTCATAACTATTTTTCTTAAAACCCCAACAATCGGCACCATGAACAAAAAATTCTTTATCAGTTTCAATACATAATATACCATCAATTACATATGGTATATTTCTTCTAAATCCATGTATTTTAAATGGTCCAAAATTAACATTTAATCCTACTTTTATTTCATGAATATTATTCATTAAACAATCATTTTTTAAACTATTAAATAATGCTTTAACTTCTGGTAAATTATTTTCATCGTCTTTTTCAAAATCAACAATAAAAATAGGTGTGTTTTTATTACATTTTTTAAGAAAAACAAGATCATAATGATCAAAATGATGATGTGATATTAAAAATCCTAATTTTCCAGAATTTGTTAAATCAGAAATAAAATTTGGATTTATTATTGGAGCTGGTTTTACAGTCCAAGTTGTAAATGCTTTTGAACAATACCATGGATCAGTAATTAAATAATAATCATTTTTTTTTATAAGTACTGATGCATGTGTAATCCATTGAATTATTGTTTCTGCCATATAAATAATAATAATATTATTATTTTATATATATTTAAATATAATTCTTTTTATATATTTATATGATTAACAAGTTAATAATTGGAACAGTTCAATTTGGGTTGGATTATGGAATAACAAATTTAAATGGTAAACCATCGAATCAAGAGTTAGATTTAATCTTTAAATTTTGTTCAGATAAAAATATTAATACATTTGATACTGCTCAAGATTATGGTACAAGTGAAAGTATAATGCAAAAATACAAAGAAATATATCCTGGATTTAAAATTATTACAAAAGCCAAGTTTACTGTAGAAAATGTTCAAGAAAAAATACAAATATCATTGGATAAATTTGTATCAATTGATTATTTTTTATTACATTCTTTTTCAGATTATAATAATGTCATAATTGATCAATTAGTTGAATATAAAAAAAATAATTTAATAAAAAAAATAGGTGTATCAGTTTATACTGTTGAAGAAGCTATTACGGTTCTACAAGATAAGCAAATTGATGTTATCCAAATACCATTTAATTATGTGGATTTACAATGGGATAATAAAGATTTTTTAGATTTGATTAAATTAAGACCTGATGTTGATGTTCATGTACGTAGTATATTTCTTCAGGGACTATTATTAAGTCCACCTACAAAAATACCTAAAAATATACCAAAAGAAGATTTTGATTATTTAGTTAATATTATTGATGATCTAACTAAAGAACTTGGATTAACTAGGTCCGAGTTATGTTTTGCTTATACAAATAGTTTTGATTGGATTAGTAAATTTTTAATTGGAATTGATAACTACCAACATCTTGAATCAAATTATGAGATTGTTTATAAAAACTTAAAGTTAACACAAGAACAAATTCAATTAATTAATAATAAAACAAAATTAATTAATCAGTTAATTTGTAATCCAAGTAAATGGATTTTTTAAGTTTATTATTTAAAATTATAATTATAAATAATAAATATATATATATGAATAAATCCATATTTTTTATCCACAGAAGGAAATAATTATTTTCAAAGAAATATTACTAAACTAACTAGTAATGATGATATTATCTTAAAAAATTTAAATATAAAAAATATTTATAATAAAACTATAATTGAATTAGGTTGTTCAAATGGTTGGAGATTAAATGAAATGAATAAAATTAATTCATCAAATAGTTATATTGGATTAGAACCATCAATTGATGGTATTAATTTTGGAAAAGACAATTATGCAAATATTAAATTTTTACATGGAACACTAGATAATATAGATTTATCTGATAATTCTTGCGATATAATATTAATTCCATTTGTACTGATGTATGTAGATAGAAATTTACTGTTTAAATCAATTAATGAAATTGATAGAATATTAAAAAATAATGGTTTATTAATTATAACTGATTTTTATTCTAATAGACCAAGAAAAAATATATATAAACACTATGAAAATACATTTATATATAAACAAAATTATTTTGAAATTTTTACTTCAAGTAATAATTACTTTTTAGAAAAGCTTGAATGTTTTACACATAATACAAGTAATAATTTTGATAATTATGATGACAATTGTTTTTATTGTGAAATTCGAAAAGATATTGATGGACTTTTTATTTAGTTTAATCTTTGAAATCCACCATGTGCAATTGGTCCTTCCAAGTACTGTTCACATGTATTATTTTCCATATCTAATTTATATTTATTTACAAATGATTCTATTGTTTGTAAGTACTTGTCAATATGGAATTTATTATGTGCATACGTCATATATAAAGCATATGTTGATAAATAACCATGTTTTAACATTTCTTGAATAAATAATGTTTTAACTACAAGAGGATTTTCATATCCAAATGCAAAACCAGTAATAGATGGAAGTCCGGAAATATTTATTTTAACTTCTGTTTTTTCAACAAGTGTTTTAAGACTTGACTGAAAGTACTCTCCCATTTCTTTAATATGTGATGCAACATCACATTTAATAAATTTATTTATTGTTGCTAGCCCAGCAGTAAATCCAATTCCTTCAGTCCAGTATGTTGATGAAATAAAAGTTTCTTGAGCAGTTTGCATTATAGATTTACGACCTAATACAATTCCTAATGGATAACCATTTGATACTGCTTTACCAAATACTACAATATCTGGTTCTACTCCAAACATCTTGTGTAATCCACCATTTGTTATTCTAAAACCAGATGTTACTTCATCTAAAATAAATACACATGAATATTTATCTGCTAATTCTCGTACTTGATTTAAAAAATTATTTTCAGGATACATATTTCTCATTGGTTCCATAATAATCACACCAATTTCATTTGATTTTAATAAGCTTTCTAGTTCATCAATTTTATTATATGTAAAAGGATAAATAGAGCCTTCTAAAGTAGGAGGTACACCAATTGCCGATAGTCCACCAATTAAATGTTTATCTAATCCACTACTATTAATATTTGTAGCTAAATACCAATCATGCCATCCATGATATCCGCAAAAAGCAATTTTATATTTTTTTGAATGTGCTCTTGCTATTCGTACTGCAACTGCACAAGCTTCACCCGATGATCTTGTATATCTTGCCATTCCGGCCCAAGGATGTAGCTCTAAAAGTTTTTCAGTAAGTGCAACTTCATTTGGATGATTTAATGTTGACATTGATCCTCTATTGATACATTCAATAACAGCATTATTTACATCTTTATCACTTGCACCTAATATACATGATCCAATTCCATTGATACCCATATCAATATATTTATTTCCATCCAAGTCAGTAACTTCAACACCTTCTACTTTAGAATAATATGATGGCCAATTATCCGGTAAAAACATTTCTGGACGTTTAGATAAAAGTTGGGTCCCACCTGGTATAATTTCTTTTGCTCTTTTATATAGATTTTGTCCTGTTCTTGTATCTAATTTTGAGTTTGCTAATTCTTTATATTTAATATAATTTGAATCAAGAAAATGCAATAGATCCTTAAAAGTAAAATCTGAACCTAATGAGTTAAATATCCATTTGGCAACTTCATAATCAGCAGGTTTATCAATACTTAAATGTAAAGCATTAAAACAGTTAGATAAATTTAATTTATTTAATTCACAGTTATATATTTTAATATTTAAATGTTTAGAATATTCAGTTAAATTAAGTCTAATACAACCAGTTGAATGTTCTCTAATATATTTCTCATTTGACCAAATATGATTAATTGTTTTTTGATTAAAAATTTCAATATCAGATCCTTCTGGATAAATTTTATCTTGATCATGTTCATCAGTATTGTATAAGTAGTCTAAATTATGTTCCCTAAAATATTCAATCATTAAATCCATTATATTCCAATCAACAAAAGGACAATCACATGTTACTCTAATAATTATATCTGGATTAATTAATTTAACTAAATTATAATATCTATTAATTAGATCTCTTTCATCACCTCTATAACATTCAATATTATTTGTTTCACAGTGTGTTTGAATTATATTATCTTCTACGTTTGTTGATGTTGCTATAACAAATTTAGTTACATATTTAGATTTTAAAACACGATTATTTATAGTTTGAATAATAGATTTATCATTTAATTTAAGTAGAACTTTATTTTTTAACCTAGAAGATCCACACCTTGCTTGAGCAATAACTAAAATTTTCATTATATAATTATATTTTTAAATTATATTTTTAAATAATATTTAAAAATATAATTATATTATATTATATAAATGATTCATAATTTATTAGAAGATGTTGCAGATCTTGTTAATGGGAAAAATATTTTTATTACAGGTGGTACTGGTTCATTTGGAAATGAATTAACTGAAGTGCTACTTGAAAACTATAGTCCTAAAAAAATTATTATTTTTTCTCGTGATGAGTTCAAGCAATTTAATATGAAACAAAAGTTTCCTGAATCAAAATATAAATGTATGAGATATTTTGTTGGTGATGTTAGGGATTATGAAAGATTGCTAATGGCTACAAAGGGAGTTGATGTACTATTTCATGCAGCTGCTATGAAACAGGTTGATACAATTGAATATAATCCTTTGGAAGCAATTAAAACAAATATTAATGGAACTGAAAATATTGTTAAAGTTGCAATTAATAATGGAATTAAAAAAGTTATTGGAATATCAACTGATAAGTGTGTTAGTCCTATTAATTTGTATGGTGCAACTAAGCTATGTTTAGAAAAACTTATTATTTATGGAAACATGATGGCGGGAGAAAATGGACCAAAGTTTTCCGTACTTAGATATGGTAATGTTTTTGGTTCAAGAGGATCAGTAGTACCTTTATTTAAAACCCAACAAGAAACTGGTGAATTTACAATTACAGATGAACGTATGACAAGATTTACTTTAACTTTAAGACAAGCAATAACATTTGTATTGAACTCTGCTGCTTTAACAAAAGGTGGAGAAGTTTTTATACCTAAATTATCTTCATATAATATTGTTCAGCTTACAAAATGTATAAATCCAACATGTAAAATTAAAATTATTGGAAAAAGACCAGGTGAAAAAATACATGAAGCAATGATATCTTCAAGTGAATCATATAGAACTGTTATTATGGAAGACTATTATGTAGTACTACCAGAAATAAATATTAGTTCAGATTTTTTAAGCTATGGAACAAATTTTATGGAAGATGGAATAGAATATTCATCAGGATCAAATGAATTAATTTCAAATGAAGCCTTAAAAAAATTAATTGAACACAATTAAATATATTATTTTATTTAGAGATAATTATTAACCTTTTTTATGATATTTACAATATAATGGTTTTTTTCCATCATCATTAAACATTGCCCTTCTAAAACATCCTTCTTCAATACAATGAGCTGATTTTACATCAACCATATTTTCTAATTTATGTTTTTTACAATATAAGCCATTTTTTTTATCTTTATAATTATAACAAGGTATTATTTTACAATTTTCATAAATACATGTTTTAGTCACAATGTTCATCATATTATCTTTTTTATGTTCTGAACAATATAATGGTTTTTCAAAACCAAATAATGCACTTTTAGCACATTCCAAACATTTTTTATGATTAATATCAATCATACTATCTAATTTATGTTCAGAACAATACAACCCTGATTTCTTACCTTCATAATTAAATGATGCTAATAATGTACAATTAATATGCTTGCATACGTGATTCAAATGAATCATACCCTCTAATTTATGTAGTGAACAAAACTTTGGTGCTTTTTCACTAGGTAAATTATATGATGCTTGTTTTTTACAACCTTTTTCATTACAAATTATAGATTTAATATTAATCATACCATCTAATTTATGTTCATCACAATATAAACCTATTTTTTCATAAGGTAAATTATAATAAGGTATTTTACCACATTTTAAACATTTTTTATGTTTAACATTAATCATATTTTCTGTTTTGTGTTCGGAACAAAATTTTGGTTTTTCATTTAATATATTATATGATGCATATTTATCACAATTTATAAATTCACATTTTTTCCCCATAAACTTATATATATCAATTAAAAAAATATTTTTCAATTTTATTTAAAGATTATTAATCAAATAAATATATTATACAATGTCATCTAAAATTAAAGGTGATGTAAAAAAACAAAGTGAACTTGTTCAACAAATAAAAGAATCACAAACATTAGATAAAAAACACAAAGAAATGGTTAATATATTTAATAATAATAAAATAAAAAAAGAAGAAATTTTGAAAGAAATTGATGAAATTGATAATAAGATAAAAAATTTATCTAATCAATATGAAAATACAAATATGGAATATATTAAAAAAAGAGCAGAACTAATAAATATAAAAAATGATAAAGAATTTGATAAATATAATTTACAAGATAATTATGATGAAATGGATTATTATGATAGAACTGGAGATTTAATAATACAATATTATGAATTAAGAGATGGTGAAGTTGAAACAAAACAAGCTAAAAATATATTGTTTTTTTTGGGAAACAAAAAAGAAGAACCTGTTACTGATGCTAAAGAAATAAATAGGGCTGAATTATTTAATAAATATTGGCAAAGAATTGAAGGTATTAGAATTAATATTGATGATGGATCTAAACGTGTAAAATATTGTAAAGAGTGTAATTTTGAAAAAATATTTGATTATAGTGTTTCTGCATATGTTTGTCAAGTATGTGGTGTTGTTGAAGAAATTATCTTGGATGAAGATAGACAAATCAAGGATTATTCTCCATATAAAAGAATTAATCATTTTAGAGAATGGATTAATCAATTTCAAGCTAGACAATCTCCTGATATTCCTGAAGAAGTATTTAAGGAAATAATAAATGAATTAAATAAAAATAGAATAACAGATTTAAAAGTATTAAATAGAAAGAAAATGAAAAAAATATTAAAAAAATTAGACTATAATTCATATTATGAACATGTTCATTATATAATTAATAAATTAACTAATTTGCCACCACCTAAAATAACAAGAGATATGGAAAGAATATTTATCAAAATGTTTAATAAAATTGAAAGCATATGGCATATTTATAAACCTGCTAATAGAAAAAACTTTTTATCATATCCATATGTTTTATACAAATTTTGTGAATTATTAGAGTTAGATCACTTATTACCATGTTTTCAATTACACAAAGATGATGAAAAACTTATGGAAGATGATGAACTATGGAAAAAAATGTGTAAACACTTAAATTGGGAATTTATATCTTCAATATAAATATATCCAAATAAATTTTCCTGAATTTATATCTTCAATATAAATATATCCAAATAAATTTTCCTGAATTTATATCTTCAATATAAATATATCCAAATAAAT